CCACAATACAGGGTGGTATTCAGACCGGAGATAGCAGTACTCATAGAATGTTTACCTCCTTAGTTTCGGTAAATCATTCCGTCCTCTCCGATTGTTGCCCCATAGCTGCAATCAATCCGGTAGACGGAATTGTTATACAGCCCATTCAACGGGGCAAACGACTTTCGATAGAAATTGAGCGGTTCCAATACAGAATCCACGATTTTAACGATGGAACGTGCTTCTGCAATGCGTCCGGTGTTTTTATTGGAGTAGACCCGTACACGCAGGGAAACGGCAGCGTATTTGCTGTGACCAGCAGAATCAATGTGTACAGGCAGATTGCTGTTTTCTTCTATCTGTACACACGGAAACTTCTTGACATTGCTGTCATTGATTTCACCAGTGACGAAAATGCCGGGCACTTGCTTTCGCAGTTCCTTAGCAATAGCCGTGAAGATAGAGTTGAAATAATCAATCAACTATTCCAAACCTCCCTCCACGTTGCTTCGACTTGAGAAGCCATTTCCTCAACAGCCCCCCACATAGCCATAGCTGGTTCGTTGCCATCGGTGTAATTCAGCTGGCCTTTACCATCCACCTGCTTAACAGGCGTACCAGCATTGCCGGGGTCACCGTAGTAGTACCAACGTCTGCCAGCACCCTTGCCTTGGCCGTAGGAGCCATGCGCCCCAACGCCGGGCGGCAGTTCACCGCCATATCCGTTGTGATGTGCGCCAGTGCCAAACTCGATAAAAGCAACTGACTTGCCCTCTGCAACGATGGTGCAAGTCTTGTCTTTTTGGTTGATATGGCACTTCACATCATTAGAACCAGCGTATTCCGCATTAGCGAAACGCACCTTTGCTACTTCAAGTCCAAGCCACGAAAGACGAAAAGCAAGCGCTCTAGCCTTTCTGTTCAGGGCGGTCTTGTACTCCTGTATCTGACGTTCCGCGTCACGAAGTCCGGCATCGCTCAACCTCACTTTAATTTTCACTTGCAGCCACCTCTTTCAGCGCATACTTCGTGTCTGTGATATGCTCTGCGACCTTGACCACAATGTAATTGAAGGGCTTTGAAACGTCTGTCTGAAACCAGACGTGTGTGCCTTCATAAAGCGGTGTGTTGCGCTTTTTGCTGGACGAACTGACAACGTAGCTGTAATCCGTGAACGCTCCAAAAGGGTTTGCTTCCGCAGAACCAGTAGGGGGACTGACGTTCAGCATCAGCTTTGCGGGTTCGCTCCACGATTCGTATGCGGATTCGCCGGTCTCGTTCCCCCACTCGTCAACAACAGGCGTTTTCTCACCAACCGGGTTCGAGTACCACAGCGGGCGCTTATCCAGCGGGCTACCATTGAACATCAGCCGATAACACCTACTCTCGGAACCACTTCATTTAGCAGGGACTGCGCCACATCGGAGCTTTCCCACACACGAGTGATACCGTTGTTGGTGTAGCTCGTCTGTCCGTTTGCACCGATGTGGTTGTACAGTTCCGCTGCAATGCGTATCTGCAACGACTGATACTGCGAGGGCAACTCGTCTGGCCTGTTGCCGAAAGGGTAGCCCTGTGCAAATATCTTGTCTTTGGCAAAATCAAGCAGCAGGTCGAAGAGCGGGTAGTCCTCGTCCGTGATTTCATGGTCAAGTGCAGGGGCGATGTACTGCCCCAGCTTGACTGCCGCTTCGGAATGCTGGTCTCCCATGCTGCTTTCCTCCTTTTGCCTTAGTAAGCCTTGATGCAGTACACAGCGTCCATGCGCTCAAAGGACGGCAGGACAATCTCAGAAGCATAGACGTTGGCGTTGACCGGATGAACGGTCAGCTCGGTGGTAATGGCAACACCAGTGTTCACGATGGACACGGATGCACCAGACTGACCGGACAGCAGGTCGGCTTCCTCAGGAGTAGTGCCGTACCAAGTGCTGCCCAGAGCGCCGGAAGGAGCAACCACCACCATGCCATCGGGCAGATACTTCTCGCTTGCGCTGTACTTGTCCGCCTTAAACATCTTGTCGTACAGATGAATCTTCAGACCGGTTGCAGATTCGATAATCTGCCGTGCTTCGCTGTCCAGCAGAACGGCGTTTGCCTTTGCGGTGACGGTCATGAACCGATTTTTCACCTCGTCCGCAGCAATCATGTTGCGGAAGGTGGCGGTGTTCATGTACACCTCAGTCACGACCTCGCCAACGCTTGCCAGAACAGCGTCCTTTGCGGCGTTCAGGTCGGCAATGGGGGTGGCGGTGGTGACGTTCCACTTAGACTTCGTAGCAGAGACTTCCTTGAAATTGGTGTTCTTCCAAGTGCCGTCCGGGTCGTAGTTGTAGGTGTAGTTCACGCCGTTTGCCTTGATGGTGATGCCAGGAGCACCATTGGTGGGAGCCAGAAGCTGCCAAATCATTCGCTCAGGTACGATACGGGCGCCGGTGATAAGCTGTGCGGTATCATCGTACAGACGGTTCATCACGTCACGAGCATAGGGGTCGTTGCTGTCCAGAACACGCAGGATTTCCTGACGGTCTTTCTCACCCAGATGGTAGCCCTCACGGAAGAACGGCATCTCGGTCTCGTCGAACTTGAAGCCCTCACGGGTGCGGAACGTAGCCTTTGCGTCAAATGCGCTGGGCATCAGGGACACACCAACGCCCTTGTGCCCACGCAGCCACTTCAGGTCAAGACCGGCCTTCTTCTTTGCGGGGAACAGCGCGTCAGATGCAAAGGGCATCGCGTTGGTGGGGTCGTTCGTCCAATAGGCGGCAATCGCAGCCGGGGCAAAGACTTCCTTAAGATTCAGTGCCATGTTGTTTTACCTCCTATCAAGCGTTCACGCTGATGTTGTCACGGCAGAAGATGCCGGGAACGGCGGCCTTGAGCGCCTTGATTGCGTCAGCGTCAAAGGTGAAGCTGGAACTTGCAGCTGCTTTCTTGGTGTCGATAACACCACGAATCAGCAGGGAAGCATTGGGGTTCTCTGCCGGGTCAACGTCATACAGCAGGATACCGTCAGCGTTGATGGTCTTAGAACCAGTCTCGCCAGCAGCAACAGCTTTCTTGCCAGCCAGCGTCATGGGATAGCCAGCCTTAACCGCAGCAGTTTCGGTCACGGTAAAGGGGATGGCGGTGTAGTCATTGGAAGCAAGAATGGTATCGTTGATTCCATTGACCGTGTTTCGGGTAAACTTCATGTTTTCCTCCTTGTTAATGGAAAGCACTCATTGCGTCACTCGATGCCTTAGAAGTATTTGCGTTCTGCTGTGCAAGACTCTTAGCAAACGCCACACCTTCACTGTCAGAACCGCCCTTGCCATCCGCACCCGGAGGCGTGGGCATATCCTTCAACAGAGAAGCCTTGTATGCAGTGTCATGGGCGGTCATAAACTCCGACTGGAACTTAAACACCTTGTCCATGTCACCGTCAGCCAGCGCAGATGCAGCCTTTCCAGCCAGTTCAGCGTCATAACCCTGTGCAACGAACTTCTCACGGTAAGATGCAAGGGTCTTTTCCTTGACGAGGTTCTCCTTGTCGGCAGTCAGGGCTTCAATCTGCTTCTGCATCTCTGCCAGCCTGTCAGCCTGTTCTTGTGCGGCATTCTCGTCATCGGTACGCTTTGCCTTGAGCTGCTTCTTGTACTCGGCAGCTTCGCCATTGGCTTTCGTCACGGCGTTGCGCAGCTTCTCAATCTCTACAGTCAGATCGGGAGCTTTTTCCATAGCAGCAACGATTTCATCGGCGGTCATGCCCTCTTTGTAGGCATCACCAAGTAACGCTTTGTAGTTCATATTGTTAATTTCCTCCTGCGTTTTTTTACCGTTGCTTCCCTGCAACGCTGCGAAATTTGTATCCCGGCTTCCCTGCCGTGTTTATGGCAAAGGGCTATTCGCCCTTTGTTTCTTTATTGATGCTGTCAGACTGTTCGTCCGATGTTTTGTTGGCTTCAACAACTTGTTCAGGCTGTTGCTCCTGCTGCTTCGGTGCTTTCCCATCCTTGCCTAGCTTTCCGGCGGCAATCAGGAAGGGCACACTTGCTTGATATGCAGCTTCCGGGTCTGTATAAAGATGAGAAATTTCAAAAGCCAAATGCGGGTCTGCCAAAGAATCAAGCATTTGGACAAAGACTTGAACCTTACTTTGCAGATTGTCATATTGACGACGCGGCAGTCTAATTTCAACGTCACTTGCCATCAGCTTAGAACCAGCCGTGTCACGCAGGATTTTGAGCATCACAGACAAGCTCTGACGTTCAGCGTACTTGAACATATTCTCGTACTGCTGTGCCCTTGCTTCGGTGTGATTCCAGCCGTTTCGGACGATAACTGCGCCCACGTTGTCAGACGTTGCATTCTCGCTGCCAGTGGCACTAGGCATAGCAGTCAGACTGCGGTACACGTTCAACATGGAATCAAGCAGGGTCTGGCTCTGCTGCTGGTCAAGCTCGTTTGCAATCTGAGAAACAGAAGCGGGCAGACTAGAAGTGGATTTCAGGCACATTGCGCCAAGCTCTTTGACCTGTTTCAGTGCGTTATCATCCACAAGGCAGTTTGTAAACACCATGATGGACTGGATAAACTGCGCTACACCGTCCAAACGGTTGCTTTCAAGGTCGTTGATGGCATCCAGCACAGGGATAGCCGGTTCAAACAGACCCATACGCTCCGGGTTCAGCTTATATTCGACCATCGGCAACATTCCAAGAGAATGGTTCTCCGACTTCGTAACCTTGCCGTTGTCGATTTCAAAGTACTGGTTTGGCGTATACACGCAAATCAGGTCGTTCAGGTCATTCTGATAATTGCGTGGGATGTGCAGAACGTTGGCGATTGGTTTGTGCCCGATGCCGGAGTTGTAAATCACATACGCCATGTCCGGGTCTGGAACATCCACCAGCAGGGGCGTTTCGTCCGGGTAGTTTCCGTTGTACCCCTTGTCAGGAAGAACAATGCGGTATCCCTGTCCGCACTCCAACATCCACTGCCAAAGCCGCCGATCAAGCGCATCCTTGCCCTCATACTGCAAGGCGTTGGACAGGCGGGCGATTTCCTCACCGTCACCAGTTGCCGTTTCAGACCGCACATAAGAGCAAGGAGTGCCGCTCATGTAGCCGGTGTAGAAGCCCACGCACTCGTTGGCATGGTTCTCTACAATGCGGTTGGTGATTTCAGCGTGGTATTCCTTCGTGCGGTGGAGGACAGGCTGGCTGCCCAAGTAGTAGTTGTGCAGAAAGCGAATCTCGTTCTTGTTCAGCAGATGAATAGGCTCTGCCTTGCCCATGACCACTTTCAGCACGTTTGCCCGATTGATTTCCGTCTCCGGCGTTTCAATCGGTCTGCGTCCGGTCAGTGGATTATTCAAAAAGCCGTCAACAACTATCTGATATTCAGCCATGCGTTCCTCCTTTCTGACAAAATAAAAAGCGCAGCAAGACAAACCTGTTAAGGTCTATCTCACTGCGCTTACAACTGCGCTTCAAAAGCTATTCAGTTTTTAAACTTTGGTACGGAGACCCATGTATCTTTTGGAAGGTTGGAATCTCCGATTGTAATCCAATGGCAAAGAGGGCACAGAAGAGAAAACTTGCCTTCTACTTCGCCAAGATAACGTCCGCAATCGCACGGATTGCCGTTTGTGTCCTTTCGGGGATGCTTGCATCTAACTTTTGCTTTCATCTGTGCTCCTTTCGTTGGATTTCTGGAAACAGGCTGTTGAGCACAGACCTGTCAGAAGCTGCTGGGAAACTGTTCGCACTTCCAGCTGTGCTATTCTCCGCCTAGAGAAACCATTGCAGCCTTTACATTCAGTTGTCAGACAGACGTAAAACGGGTAAGCTGCAATTTTGGTGCTGCATAATGGATTTGAACCAATGTATGTCCGGTTATGAGCCGAATGCTCTAGCCATACTGAGCTAATGCAACATAAAGACCCGGCTTGATTCATCGTTGCTCTTTGAAATGGTAAAATGTCCAGAAAACCATTTCATCGAGAGCCGGGAATAACGATTGGAGGTTATAAAAGGAAAATTTCCATGAAAACAAAAGTGAATCGTTGTGCTACGTGACGGATTTGAACCGCCTTATTCTGGAAGTCAAGATTTTAAGGGTGAACCAGACCCCATCCAACACGGGACGCAACCTATATATCCCAGCAACGGGAAAGAGCGTGGAAACCATTGCTGAGCAGAAAGGAGAATGCCTGCAAAGCATTCAGCTCTGAGCCGTAAAGCGTGTAGCAGGCATCATGCCGGAGTAGCCAACTCCTTACATGCATTATACCAAAAACAACGATATAAAGTCAATAAATTAAATTATACGTTACCACTTTTTTCAAAATGGCCTTTTTATAGGCTCAATTTTACTGATTCCGTTGTACAGTTCATCGGCAAGCTGTGCCAGACTGTCCGGGGCATCATCGTGCGGAACTTTGCCAAGCTGCGTGAACATCGTCACCTGTTCCATGAACGCTTTGTACTCTTTCGACTGGTGCTTCTCATCGAGGAAATAGAACCGTTTGATGTCTGGCGCATACTGGATGATTCTTGACAGCTTGCTTTGGCCACTGGGCGCACGCTGGCTACGAACAGAGCAGTGATAGCCTTGCTGCCGGAGCTGGCTGTCTACCACGTCACAGTATTCGTCACCGCCGTTGTTGGCTTCGCCGCGCACCACGTTGATTTTGTGCTGAATGATTTTGCCTACGACTTCCGGCCTGGTCACGGTCTTATCGCCGTTATTGAACACAAGGTCAGGGATAAATACGGCATCACCATACACATAGGCAATAGGGCAGGCGGTGAAGTCGCCGCCGCCCCATGCAATATCCATGACCATGAGATTGCGATCAGGCTCACCATCAGGCAGAACACCGTTGAAATACCGCAGTTCATCGGCAGGGAACAGCAGACCTTCACGCACATAGGGCTTGCCCATGTACTTTGCCCACCATGTCGCATCGTCAATACTGGCTTTCATATCGGCATAGTAGGCATCGTCAAACCCAACGCCGTAGTCATAATTAAAGTTGCTGTGTCCGTTCTCATCCACCGCAGGAATCACCCGGAATCTGTACTTTGGGTTGTCTGCATACTGGTTCTGGATGCGTCCCAGAGGGTCAAGCACGTTCCAGCGCGTGCCGACCATCAGCTCTAATGCACCTTGCTTTTTACGGTCTTTCAGCTGGTTCAAATAGGCATCGTATTTGTTATTCAGACGCTCAACGTTCAGGCTTTCCTCCAAGTCCTCAATTAGGTCATCGCTGTACAGAACGCCGCCCTCGCCAATTTCAACAGCACCAGTCAGAGTGCCGCCAATGGAGCGGCAAGTAAGGGTAGGGAAGCGCTTTTTACGGTTCAGGTCAACACTTTCATCCTTTGCACTCTTATCTACAAGCTGAACGTCAGGGAAGATTTTCCCCCAGTTGTAGGTCACGGGGTCTGTGATGATGGACAGTACTTCGCCGTAGAAGCCGTTGGTCAGCTTGTCGGAATGGCCGCTCATAACCGATGCAACGTCAGGGCGGTTGCCCATCAGCCATGTGATGAAGAAGATACACAGCGTGGACTTGCCTACGCGAGCGGGTAAGCTGACCCCCAAGAAGTCAATCCGCTTATAAAACAAGTCCTCTAGGTCATCTGCCAGCACTTTCAGAACCCTGCGTCTCGGCTGATAGAACTTCTTTTCCGGCGCACGGTTCCATTCAAGGTAGATGCAATAGCTATCGAACACATCTTTTGCTTCAAACAGGTACGTCCGGCCGATAATGTCATAGACCTTCGCCACGTCCTCGCCTGTTTTCATCTTGCCCATCATGGCTGCACAGACAGAGCGCAGCTCACCAGAGTATTTGTAGGCATCGAACCGCTTGTCTTGCGGCAGAGCATCTCTCAGGTTCACCACCGCCTGAAACCAGTCCTCGTAGACCTGCGCTTCTGTCGGATTCTGCTTTGCATATGCTTTGATACTGTCAATGATGGCGATACACTGCTTTGGCTGCATAAAAAATAGGCACCCCCTACCTGAAAATGTAAAGAGTGCCTACAACTGCACAAAAATCAAATATTCGGTTTTATAAAGCTATCTTCAGAAAATTATTTGCCAAAATTCGTTTTAACGAATAGAATGTGCTGTTTATTTGACTTCTTCTGCAAGCTGGTTGAGCCTGCGTTTCAGCTCGTCCGCATCGTAGTACAAAGCGTCTGCGACGGCATTGAGAATATCGGGCTTGTCGGTGTAATCGCACAACGTTTCAATCAGTTTCAAGCTCTGATCTGACAATTTTACGGGTTTCACGCTTTATTCCTTTCTCTGACTATGTAAAGTAGGTTTTGGTTGTTCATCTCCTAGCATCAGCTTATAGCGGAGATACTTTTCGATAATACTGTGTCTTTCTGCCAGTGTACCGTAAATAAAGATGAGAGCATCCTTAGCAGCATTGTATTCATTCGGGAAAATGACAAGTTCCTCATTTGCAAAGATTACGGTGCAGTTTTCCGAATGACAGGCTTCCAAAAACCTCTTAATTTCAAGGAATCCACCAAAGTCAAGCATAGACCGCAGTGTGATGCTACCATTCTTAACAATCAGTTCTTCTCCCTGCATATTATCCAGCCTTTCTCTGTTCAGCAATCCGATACCATGTCTAGCGAGTCAGATAAATCCGTGTTCCTTTGCGTAGGATTCAAGATGAGGGCATTTGTCCAAAAGCGGATTGTCCTTGACGCATTCTTTGACCGCTTCATCAATTCCAACTTCAAGAACATACTCTAATATACCAGCGGTTATATTTTTTATGAACCGATTGCAACCTTCCGATTCTTCCCAATTCATCTGTTTCATAGCAATCCCCTTTTACCCATCGCAAACAGTCGGCTCACGCTTTCCATCTGAACCGAGTTTCGTCAAATAGTTTATGTATCTTTTGAAGATTGTATCGTCTTGGCCAAATGAAACATAAACTGCAAGCATAGTTTGAATCGCGTTATTTGTATTCTTTGGTTCTACGATAATTTCCTCATTTTCAAATTCGACAGCGCAATTTACTTGCTCGCAAACATACAAAAACGAGAACAGTTCTGTGCATCCGGGAAAATCGAACACTGAACGTAGTTTGATTTTTCCATCCGCTACAATTAAATGCCCATAAAGAGAATCTGCTATCAAATTAGATTTTTTCATGTTAGTATACCCTTTCTGCTGATTTTATATTGCCACGCCTCAACAGAAATGATATAATACTGGTGTACTATCATCCTGTTGAGGGATTGGTGGTTCTTGTTTGTAGCAGTGGCCTGTGGTGGGTCGCTGCTTTTTTTATTTTTCTTCTTTGTTGGCATACTTGCGTGTGGTGGCCGCATCAGTAATGCCATATTTTTCACGATACTTTTTGACCGTGCGCCAGAACGTAGCAGATTTCAGCCCAAGTTCGTTCATCATAATCTTCGGCGTGGTCTTTCCGTTCTGCCAGTCATTATAAAGCTGCCGGAACTTCTCTTCGTCTACTTCGACAGGCTTTCTGCCTTTATACTTGCCTTCTGCTTTTGCGATTTCGATTCCCTCCTTCTGCCGTGCCAACATTGTTTCGCGTTCCAGTTGTGCCAGAGCTGCAAACACGGTCAGCATAAATTTTCCGTTAGGCGTAGAAGTGTCGATGTTCTCTTTCTGGCTGACGAACTTGACGTTCTTTTTTTCAAGTTCTTCAACGATTTCCAGAAGGTCTTTCGTGGAACGAGCCAGACGGCTGAAACTCTCAATCACAAGAGTATCGCCCTCACGAACAAACGCCAGCATCTCTTTCAACTGCGGGCGGTCGGTGTTTTTGCCGCTCATTTTATCAATGAACACCTTTTCAACGCCAAGCTGCTCCATAATGACTTCCTGACGAGCCGTGTTTTGCCCGACTGTCGAAACTCTTACATACCCAACTTTCATTTTTGCGTCCTCTCTTTCTATCACAGATTATATCATATTTTGATAGTACTGTCAATAGAGTTTTGATAGTATGGAGAACAAAAATATAGCCAGTAGTTAGAGGACATCTAGCCGCTGGCTTTTGTGTTATACGTTAATCTTGAATGGCAACCACTTCATAAGAGCTATAACCAGTAAATCCGCTCAATGGATGCAGTTCAAACGATGCTGTCTGTCCAGAAGCAAGGCTGTCCATAATGTAAGTATACTCACCGCCGACAGGGACTTCGTTGCCTTCGGTGTCTTTCATCTTGTAAAGGACAATGACCTTGACGGCATTGCTTGTAAACTGGCTGTTGTTCGTAACCTGTCCAGTGAATCGCAAATCGTAGCCAGAGCCACGCTTAGAAACATTCGTGACGGCCAGTTCGCCAGCACGGACAATCTGATTGGCAGGGCTTGCTTCGTGCACGTTCCAGTTTTCTGCACTTGTCGTATACTCAATTCTTGTCGGCTTAACACCATCAGAATCAAAAGCAATGTAATCCCCGAACCAATAAGAATCACCCTCGCCAACCCAGTCCAGCGTTTCAGAATCGGTCTTTAAGACGGAGCCATCTTCGCCGTATACCGTGACGTTCAGCGAAACAAAATCAACTGCCCAATCGGGATTAGGATTCTCAACCAACACAGCGTAGAACACATAGTATCTCGTTTTGCCGTATTCATACTTGGTTTCAAGGTGACTATGAGATTCCTTAATGTTTATTGGCTGAACTTGCGTTGCGTTAGTATCTTCCAGCTCAACGGAAGCAGACCATTCATCGGGTTTCGTCGTTGCCATTGCGCTAATAGGCAGAGCAAGCATCATAGCCGCTGCTAGAGCTGCCGCAATGATTCTCTTTCTCATTTTTGATTCTTCCTTTCTTTGGCCAGAATTTTATATAACGTTTGAAATACCATGTGCCATAAGATACACACCAAAAACCAAAAGAGCGGCGCCGATAATGATGCCCCATATTGAAGCAGCAATCTTTTCGTTCTTTTCCCTCTTTTCTTTGTTCTTATCATTCTTTTGATTCATTGTAGATTCCTCCCTTTCAAGGCTTGTAAGGCAAGTATAGCACAGAACACAGACCCTTTGTAGGGGTCTTTTTTGTTTTTGCGGAATTTTTGAGATTGACAATAGGGGGTGGGGTGTTTTTTTTGAGCCTTTTTTATTTTTTCGGTGGTTGAAAGACTGACCGGGCGGGGCTGGGCGGCGGCCACATACCCCGCCGGTGCCCCCTGCACCCCAGCGCACCCGGAACGACGGCACGCAACAAGCGGCAGGGCAGACCGTGCCAAAACCAGGGCGGGCAAATACCAGGGCAGACCATGCAAGGCACGACACACGCCCGGACGCTGGACACGCTGCACCGGTCTGCACTCGATACCAGACAGACCGCGCCGGGCGATCGTACCGGCGCGGGACACTGGAGGGCGGAAAACTCCTCTAATGCGCATTATGATAGCTCTATCACAAGCATGGTATATTGATAGCAATATGAACAAATATCACAAGGATATTTTGTTGTTTCTTGTGATAGTAAATTACTATCTATCTATTGACATACAACCCTATTGATAGTATAATAAAGGCACAAACAAGAACAAACCACATTGAACCAAAACAGGAGGTCAAAACCATGATGAACAATAAAGAGATCGACTATACCGCCCGCCCCATTCCGGGAGATTACGAAGGCCGCAGTCATCGCGCGTGCGTATGGTACAACAGAGCCCGCGCCGCGTTTGATCTTGCCACGCTTGACGCGCTAACAACTGCCGCAGATAAAGCCGCTGACCGCGTACCCACTAAAGCATACGAAAAAGCAAAAAAGCTTCTTGACAGCGTGCAGCGTTGGGGGCTTGCAGATGCAAGAGCGTGGGAGCTTGACAACGACAGCCGCTATTATAACTCCGCGTGGCTCAAAACCCGACAGGCTCAGCTTGCAAAACGGCGTGTAAAGCTCAACAAAGAACTTGCAGAATACGGCTTGCAAATTGACAGTTACGGCTTGTATCCTTGCATTAGAGAAATCACCAAGCCGGGCACAGATATGTACTTGCTTTACTGGTTTTAATGGGGGGTATAAAAATGAAAATGGAATTTCGGACTAAGACCAACGTAAACGGTCATTGCTACTATCTCAGAATTAACACCAACGACAAAACGGTTTCAACCGTCCCGGAACATTGGGTATCTAAGGACGTCCCCACGCTGGCAAAACGTGATTTAGACACGCTCAAGGCACAGGCCATTACAGACGGATATACGGAGGTTTAAACCATGACAAGAACAGATGAAATCAACGCCGAAATCAGAAATCAGGCCGTGCGCCTGTATCCCAAGTGCGCCGGGCTGTTTGAGCTGCCGTTAATGGTATACACTCAGATTGTAGCGGACAACCTGACCCGCTCCAAGCCGTACCGCTTGAGCGTTGAGCGGTGCAAAAAAATTATTCTGGCAATGCCGGAATTTGATTAATGGAGGGTTTGCAGTATGATTGCACTTGATTTTACCCAGTGGGCCGCCCTCTGGTACATCGGCGGCATGATCTCCGGCGCATTGGTAATGATCGCGTTTTTAAACAGCTAATAAGGGAGGTTTGAAAAATGACAGACTTAGAGCAAAAGTGCAACGAATACCGCGAATATAAGCGGCTGGCAGAACAGGCGGAGCAGATGCGGGACAGCCTACGAGATGAAATTATTGCCATGATGCAGGGAGCGCCGGAGGTTGTTGCAGGCGCTTGCAAGGTAATGTATAAGGACGTTCAGAGCGTCCGACTCGATAGCAAGCTACTCAAGACGCTACACCCGGACGTATACGCAGAGTGCAGCAGCAAGACCAGTTATAAACGGTTTAGCGTGGTTTGATAGGAGGTTTTAAGATGTTGTATCACGGTTTTTATTTGATGCTCCCAAATGGCAAGTTTTTCTGCGGGCCGTTCTCCACGCTAGAGCGTGCCCGGTTCGCAAAATCTCGCATAATTGACCCGGCCCGCTATGTAATCGCCTGTAAATCTATCCCGGCCCATAAAGAGGTTTGGCGGGAGGCGATCGCATGATTTTTTCTAGTGTCTTGTTTTTCTTCTGGTTCTTCTCCGCACTGTTCAAGGCGTCCAAGTAACGCAGATCGGACACTTTAGCGGGGCTGCACCGTAAAGCAACCCCGCCCCATTGCCCAAAAGGGCAAAAATATTTTTATAAGTTCTATCTAAATGGCTACAAGCATGGTATACTAAAGCAAAGGGGCAAGGCCCAGAAAGTGAGTGAAAAAGCATGATGATTAAAAGCATTTATGAATATGACACGGGCGATGGCATTATTTGGAGTCCCAACGGTTGCGGCATTGAGCATCACAAAAAAGACTGCCCCCAACTTTCAGAGCTTGAAGTAAGATGTGAGCGCATGAGTGACAGCGATTTTTTTGAGGCTATCCAAAGCGCTGAGTGGCGAGAGGCTCATATATACAACCCAGACAAAGACCCCCGCTATGACTGGGTGAAAAGAGTCACAGGATTAAAACACATCAAATAAAGGAGGTTTTACAATGTCCGTACATGATAGAAATTTTTATAAAAGCATCATCCGCAAGATGGTTAAAAGCCAGCTTGATAAATATGAAGAGGAAGGCTATAAATACACATTACAATACAATTCGTATACAAATGTTTACTGTTTGTACTACACCGCCCCCGGTGAAAAGGCTTGGAGCTGTGCAGCGATTGAAGTCAGCGAAATCTAATATATATGCCCGGCGCGTGGCCGGGCTTTTCTTTTGCCTTGCATCTGTTGAGGGTGCAGGGCTTTTATTTTGCCCTGCTGCAATGCAGCCCCATACAAGCGTTTACAGCGGATTTTGCATCATTCATGCAACTATACCACCCACGCTACAAAACAGTGCACAGGGCTTTGCAGGGTCTTTTCCTTCTATTTGCCGTGTTTTGCCGCTGCCGTGTGTCGGGTGCATCCAGCTATACCGCACCGCCTGTGCCACGTTGGAGCGTCTACCAACGCCCGGACGCTTTGCACCGATACCAGACACCAACGCCGCGCCGGATACTACACAGGTCAGCGCAGCCGCCCTATTATAATAAGGTATATAAGGGTGCAGGGGTGCGCCCTGTTATGGATCCATGCCAGACGGTGCAGCATACCGCAGACCATGCCAGCCCGGCGGGTTCTCTATGCCTCCCACGCCCGGCGGCTTGCAATTTGGCACCGGTCAGCAGCCAGGGCGCACCGGGGCAGTCCAGCGGCAGGGGCGTGGCGGGCGGCGCGGAACCATTGGCGGCTACCGCCGTATCTCTTTTCGGGCTTTCGCCCGATAGCTAATAGAGGTCGGCAATAGTCGTAGCGTTCCGGCTGGAATAGTCGTAACCAATAGTCGTAGTTTCTCCAATAAAATAGTCGTGGAATAGTCGTAAAGTCGTCAGACGACTAGCTTTTGAAAGTCCTATATATCGTATAGTAAAGAGCAGTCCGTTGATAGTCGCAGAGTGATAGTCGTAGCATTTTCTCGCGAATTATCGTCAATTAGTTGTGTATTTTTTGTGCAAAATAGTCGTTCGCCTTTTAGAGAAAGGGAAGTGCGATAGTCGCTAAGCCATCCGACCACTTCCAAAATCACCTCTCGTTCCAATTTCGCATAATATATTCCTCCGCTAGTTATATCTATTTCGTATAATAACCGTACTTATTATAGTATACAGATATAGTTACCCACGATAATCACAGATTATTTCGTATAGTAACTTGTACCACCCGATTCGGTTTGTTCGTACCTGATTTAATTCCCAGTAACGCACTATGGTATATCATTCAATTCATAGCGATCTGCTAGGAATAGTCAATGCAACATTTCTACATATTCAACCGACTACAAAATGAAGTCAATTCTCCATGTGAAATAGTCGCAAACCATCCACCAGTCCGAACCTCACGCCAGTTCTCACCTACGGTCTGCTCTGCTGGCTAACGGTATAGCTTTTGGAGATAGAGGGTTGTAGGGGGAAAGAACCAGTTTTCAATTTCGCATAACTGTTATTTATTCACTTTTGAACTATCGTGGCACACCCGGCTCCGTCAACGCGCGCGCTCGCGCATATAACGCCCGCGGACGCGCTAAACACACGGGGAGGGAAAAGGGGAGCACGGAAGATGTTAGGGTGATTATAGGGGGTAATAGGGGTTGTAGGGGAAAGAGGGGGACAAAAGGGGGAAAGAGGAAACAAGGGGAAAAGGGGACAAAAATTTGAAAGCCATTTCCGAAAGTGATAGTCGAAGCGTTTTTTCGTCTCACACATCTTGCTTCCGTCTCAATCAGCCTTGCGGTTAGACAAATAGCCGTTGGCATCCGCTCATCTGGCTGCTATCATCGCTGGAAAGGCGTATAAGAGCCTGTCTGCCGCGTTTTTCCGATTGACCCGATAACTTTCACGTCTGACCCTGAAAAGCCGTTCTCCACGCTTCTGCATCGGTCTAATCGGATGGTCTAGTCTGAGATATACCATCAGCATCAACGGAGAGCCGCCTACGAGCGTCTGTGGCGCGTTTTCGTGATGAAGTCGATAAAGTTATCGTCTAGCATACAAAACGCCTTAAAACAGGCTTTCTCGTGGAGTTGGCAAAAACAAAAGGCTGTCAGCAATGACAGCCCATGCACTTAGATTCCGTATTCGCTTTCAATGTCTCAAGACCACGTTGGACGAATGAACCAAATAGGTCACGCCGTCAATCTTCACTTGCAGCTGGTCGCCCTCGTAATCGTCCCAACTGTTCAATTTTCCTTCGACAATCGTTCCATCGGGCATTTTCAGCTGTGCCCATGAGTAGCTATACGTCAGATCTACCACCTGTTTGTTGCATCCAGTCATCAGCATAATGACAGTAAGGGCGGACACACATACGGTCCAAATCTTTCTCATAGTCGTTACCCCTTGATTTAGTTCATACAAGAACACCGATTTTTTTCAGAGCATTGTAGGCAATCAATACGATGCACCAAAGAATCGCTGGCATTCCAATCATCGAAAAGATTTCCATCGTAAAACTTTTAGTGTGTTTTTCTGCCCATTCCGAAAAAAATGCAGAGCCAAAGGCAATAAAAATAATCGCAGCAAAAGCGAATGCCACATCGTTCAGTGTCATCTTTTCGTTCTCCTTTCAGTCCATCCAAGTATACTCTTGGAACCGTTGAATCTGCTTGTTAAACGTAATGGGAAGGTCGCCTATCTCGCCTTCCTTGTTCTTGCTTAGCCGGAACAGGTACTTGTCGGGGTTATCACCAGACAGAAGGATGATTGCATCAGCGTCCTGCTCAATCTGTCCGCTCTCTCGCAAGTCGGAGTTAGTAGGCGTTGCTCCGGGCTTGGATGGGTTTCGGTTGAGCTGTGCCAGCGCTACCACGACAATGCCCGTGGTCTGTGCCAGTTCGTGTAAGGCAATGGATATAGCTGTAATGGCGGCATATCTGTCTTTTGCGCCTGTTTCGTGGATAAGTTGAAGATAATCTACGAAGATGACCTGAGCCTTTTTACGGAGAGCCTGAGCCTTCATCCACGCCACGTTCTTTCCGGCAGCGGAGCGGATATATAAGGGCATTTTCATGTTTTTTGCCTGTCCGTCAATCTCATTCAAGCTGACCGCCTTATTTTTCACCGTGTCCAGAGGGCAGTATATTTGATTAGCCATCAGACGTGCGCCCAGCTTGCGTTTGCTGGTTTCTAAGCTGAAATAGTACACGGTGTAGTTTTGCTTTGCCATGCTTGCTGCTATTTGCAAGGACAGGGCTGTCTTGCCCGCAGACGGTCTGCCGCCGATGATGATGAAATCACCCGGAGAAATGTGCAGCGCTTCGTCCAGCCGCTCTAAGCCTGTCTTGATATACACAGGTTTCTCGTCCATGTGAAGCACATAGTCGTTCAGCACATCCTCGTATGTCCACGCATCTTCTTCCTCAGCTTTCAGGCTCATTGCTTCGCCCATCTGCTGGTAGATGTCTGATAAATCAGAATAGTCTGTAAGCTCGCTGGTCATCTGAAATGCCAGACCTTGCACACGAGTGAGTGCAGCTTGTTCTCTGATAAGCTGTGTCCAACGCTGCATCTGCTCCCTGTCAATTCGTACACACTCTGATTCACAGGTTTGTACACACGCCAAGAGCGTCTGCGCTACGTCTGGATGCTGCGTGTTTATCTCGACTATGTCTATCTTACCCCTAGCCGTCCAATAGCCCTGAACAGCCGCAAAAGCGTCTCTCAGCTCAGGTCTGAACAAGTCAAGTTCAAGGTCTGGTATGATTTCATCCACAACACCTGGCTTGCAGAGCATCAGCGCACCGATAAATACCGTTTGAACGTCCATTGTCATAGTCTAGGAAACTCCATCTCCGTACTTTGCTCGTACTGGTCATCCTGTTTCAATGCGTAAATGTCCTGCCATCCAGCATAGATACTCTGGTCGAGAATGGCTTTCCAGTCATGCCGATCAAACTTTTCCAGCTTGTTGCAGAGCATCTGTTTTGCCCGGTCTGTCATAGGCTTTTTGATTCTTGTACGCATCTGTGCGAACTCTCGCAGGGATTCCAACAGGGCTTTATCGCCATGAGCAAAGTCGGAGAAGAGGTCAGGTTTCTTCTTGACTGCACTTTCCGGCAAGGTCTTGACGTTCGTCTGACTGTCAGTTGATATAGTGAGTTCATCGTCATCTGAATTTGAACTTATAGATGAGCTGACTTTCATTTCATTTATGACATGAGGATGAGTTGACTTTCGTGTAGACCATCCTTTTGACGCAATATCGCTTCTTTTTGATTCTTCATTGAGCAGATGCTTAATCAAAATGAAACAAGATTCTGCTTTTTTTGAGTTCAAAGTTGCGTCTTTTTCTTCAAAAACGTATGCACAGATTGCATCGTAGAGTTCCAACTTCTCTTTACTTTTGAGTGTGGAGATGGCTTCAAAGTAATACCGTTGGAATGTAAAGCTGTCTCGTTTTTTGTCCATACTCAGTCCTCTTTGTAGCGTTTGTTCCATGCTTCGATAAGGTCTTTTTTAATCTTTTCTTTATCAGCTTCGGAATAATCAGAACTGTATAGCTTGCTTTCCATGAATACCCGGCACTTGCATCCATTCTTGCCGTTTCCTCTTGTTATAGACATCCAGCTTGTCAAATGGTCGCCTGTTTCGGCAATGGCAACTTCTCCACCGCAGAACGGGCATCTTTTGAGTTCTTCCATCTTTAGTCCTCCTCAAAACAAGCACTCAGCGTCAGGCTCGCGCAGCCAACCTTCGCCCGGAATGTTGACTATCTCATAATACTGCCGTGCAACGTAGATTGTTTTCTGCCCATCCTCAGCAATCAAACCGACAATCAGATAGTTGCCAGCAGCCATAAAGAACCAAGGGTTGCTCTTGTAGGTCTCGCCCTTCATCCAGTTCTTCATTTTGTTCACGGCTTTTTCAATATCCTTATCGGGGCAGTCTGGGTTTTCGTATGCAAAGAAATCCTCAGGGAATTTAAGCTTTTTCACTTTCTAAATCCCTCTCTCGTTCTCGTAATTCGCTTATGCGCCTTGACAAGCCTTGTGCCTTTTCCGTACGCCGGGCGGATATGTTTTGCCTTGATGTACCCGCAAGGCGGCTTCGGCCCGAAATCAAAAAGGCTCAAGTCCATAATGATGATGCCAAACTTCTTGTTTGTCATGTTTAGCCCTCCTATACCATCGGAAACGCCATCCAATGCGTCACTGTCACATCTTTCGGTAGTCTCTCGCCTATCTCATCCCAGAACTGACCGTCTGCGTAACAGCCAAGAAAGTACGCTGTCGGCGAGATTCCTTGCAACATTTTTCCATCTTTATCACGCCACGTTGTCTTAGTCGCAAGCAATAAAGGCTGTGTCCGCTCTCGTGGCGGTTCGCTTGCTGAATGCCAAAGTGTGTTACTCATAACCTGTTCTCCATCAAAGAACCACAGTTCGGGCAGTAGTTGTAGCGGTCTCGGTTGTTTCTCGCATGGCAATTACTGCACATGAACATCGTCTTATCTTCGTCTTGCGCAATCCATTCAGCGGTACGCTCTAAAGCTGTCGGCGCATCTTCCACAACGTCAATGGCATCGCCAATACCGCAAGCACGGCATCTAACTCCATTGTAGTTCTCGCAGCCATCGCAATATGCTTTCTTGATTCTTTCAATAAGTGCGTTTCGTTCAAGGTATTCTGGATAATTAGCCATTGTCTTTCACCTCGATTGTTGGCGCATTTTCAATAGCTGTTATTACGTCTCCGAGCACATCGAACATTAAGGCGTTGAATGTGTAATCAACTTCATCCACGCTTACATACTCCATCTGCCTATCAGAAAAATAACGTTTAAGTGCATTTGCATCAATCGGTCTGACTTCCATTGCCCGTCCTTTCTTCAAATCGTGTTATCCACACTTATAAACGCTAAAGATGATTGCAAACCCAACGAGAAAGAAAAGAACATTGACTGCTACAACCGCAATGGCTTTTAAGATTACGTTGTCTATGTATTCGTCCAAAATGCTAAGAACTATATATTTTTCGACCAAATAAATCGGAAAAACGAGCACAAAACCAATCATTGTCGTCAAAACAAAACCGAGTACAATTTCAAACAAAGACATTTTTCTTTCTCCTTTCAATCTCCGTCCCACACACCGTCAGGACGCATCTTTGCAAACGCCAGCAGACCGTACAAGGCACGTTTGGCGTTGCCCTCTGTGGCGTTCCAGTAGTCACTATCGTTTACATCGTCACCTAGTGCAGAAATAGCCTTTTCAAGCATCGGGATGCTTTCTGCGCCCGTTTTGCCGTAGATGGAGCGAATTCCGCCCTCACCAAACACTTCCGGGCGATAATAGAAGTGATCGTAATTATAGGTGACGTTGAGCCACAGCTCTTTTGTACCGCCCATAGCGTACATACCGCCTGTGATAAAATGCGTGCTATCCGCTTTGAGTGGTTCGTGCGTTACTGGGTCGCACAGTGAAATATCATAGCTCATATTCGTCCAGCTCCTTTTTGATTTGCTGGCGTTCAATCTGCTTCAATCTTGCCTTTGCCAGCTTGCGGTTGTCAGCCTTGCGAATAGCCCAGTTGTTGCGGTGGTTTGCCCAGCAAGCGTATCTGTGGCTAAATTCGCTTTGGTCGTACCAACCCTTGCCAATAAGCCCTTTATAGGTCTGCTGACGTTTCATCTTTCCTCTCCCATTCCTTGCAACCACGGTTGTCCCATACAAAGTCTGCAACGTGTTCTGATTGGTCGTTCACACACACGCCCTCCGGCTCTGCGTACCATTTGCAAGAGCCACAGGACGGATCAGATTTGTTCTCACAGGATTCTGCTGTGCATCGGATAGCCTTGCCAGCGGAGAACTGCTTGATGCCCATGCAAGAGCAATGTTCGGTGGTGCAGTAGAAGTTCATTCGTACTTCCTCCATCCAATAAAGTCACACAAGCCAATTGTTTGAGGGTCACAACGATGCGTATATTTAACGGTTGGCAAATTGAACCCTGTAAGGTTATTGCAAACGGTTTTAAGGCTAAAAAGTTCGTCAAACGCATTGTCAGGAATTTTCGCATCTTCGGCGCTGTAGATAACCATGCCACACTGTTTGCAACGCCATATAGAACATCTCGTCATTTCCTCTGCCCTCTCTTTCCCCTATTGAACCGCCCGATCATTCGCTTGTACTCTTCATAGCACTCCGGGCACAGGTCGCCAGTATCCCTGCGCCACGCCCAGTCCTTGAAGTATTCGTCAGGGTTCATCATCCTACCGCCTAGAACTGCTCCGCATCGGTCACATACTCGCTTGTGGTAGATTCCTCTGTCAGTTTGCATTAATCAAAATACTCCTCTTCCAATTTTAAGTCGCGAGGGTCAAGATAATATTTTTTACCTTTGTAGTTGCAAAGGTAATACGTCCCATAAAGATTTTCGATTCTCTTGACGAGTTCTACTTTTGCTCCGGCTGGAATCCTCTCTTTCCCTTGAGCAATATGTGTTTTCCAATCTTCGTCCTCTAACTCTCTTTTCGTAACAAAAACGACCATTGCTGATTTTTCCTCCCAAACGTCCTTGAACAGAATTTCTTTGTCAGCTTTCCAGTCTTTAATTTTGCACGGAATGTCCGTGCCTGGCACGGTCTTTTTCAGACCATCCATCTGCCAGACGTTCCATGAGATGATGTCTGCGATGCAATCAAGAAAAATGGGCATGAAGCCGATTTCTAGCTTTTCAGCATCAAACCGATACCTAAAATTTTCAATCAGCGTCAGGAACAGGTTGCACCTTGCCAGCAAGAGATTGTCTCCCTGCCACTCATAGCCGTATGTCGATGCGTAGGCACTGATTGCCCAGCACATCCACATATCGTAGTCATGGAGCTGCTCTGCCAGAACATTCAGCTTCCTATCCAGCAGGCCGATTCTGTCCGGCACGGCAATCATCTGCCCTGTGGTGGTGTCATATCGGCTTGTCAGGAACGGTGCTTCGCCACAGGTGACTTCAAGACAAGTCTTGTTGATGTACTCCTTCCAGTCCTCGTCCTTCAGGTCGTTTTCAGCAACGTCTGTCATCTTCTTGCAAACCCAAGTCGGCGTAAACACCTCTGCTTTCTTGCTGGTTCGTTTCTTCTGGTCTGCAAGCCGTTTCTGCACACGAGGGACAAGCTGAACCTTGTCTAGCTGTTCCAGCGTGATTTCATCCGCAAAGCCAACGCCCAGTTCAGGCGGCGGGTCTGTTGCCCAGATGATGTTCTTGCCTGTCGTGTGGTCTTGCAAGAGGACAGGCAGGAACGTGCGTAGGCAGGGGTCGGAGAAGTCAATCAAAGTTCCCATTGGTCAGCCCTCACCATGATTGTGTTTTTTTCTTTCAGCCAGTCCTTGACGCAATGAAAGCAATGCTCACGGTTTTGGCAACGCTCCGGGTCTCGATGCTTGATAAGCTCGCAGATGCCCCGTGTCAGGTTCTCCGTGATGTCCTCGTCCGTCATGGAGCGAATAAAATCGCCGTTAGTCATACTCGACCACCTCTTCTGCCACCTCTTTGTACTCCACGTCAATCCCCTTTGGCAAAGCCGTCTGGTACTTCTGGGCGAGCTGCTCTGCGCTCTGGGCATCGCCCAACGGCTGCTCAGGCGGCGCAACGGTGACTTCCACGTTGTCACGCATACCAAAGTAGTTCTTGGCTCGGAAAATCCACTCTGCCGGGTTCTCCTGACCATACATACCGTTGTATGCCCACATGGACTGCATTTGCAAAATCAGCTTCAAGATGTACTTTTGCTGCAAGCTGTCGTCACGGCGTTTGCCCGCCATAATCTGCTTTAGGCTCACCCATTCGATGCCCAGCACCAGTGCAATCCATTCGACCACAGGGGAGATTCTAGCTTCGATGCAAGCGTCAAAAAAGAAGTCAAGGCGCTGCTGCACTTCAATCGGGTTGTTCATGTCCACGCTCGGAAGGTCGCCAAAATACTTGGCTGCAATCATGCCGATGACCTTCTTGTCCTCTTCGTCACCGATTCTCGACTGCAAATCGCCTGTATTCAGCATCTTAGACCTCGTGATTGCTAACTCCTGTTGTTCTTTCACCTTTTTACTCACCTGTGAGCGGATAGATTTCCGCTTGTTAAGCATCTGTTGTTTCTTCTTCTCACGCTCTTTCTCACGCTTCGCAGCGGCTTCTTCTTTCGCCTTTTGCGCCCGCTTCTCACGCTTTTTCTTTTCGGCTTCGGTCAGCGGCGGTCTGCCACGACCACGCTTTGGGGGTGTTGCCATGTATCAGACCTCCTTTGGCGGTTCAGGAACAGGCATCCAATGTGTAACGGTATATGGGATTTCGCTTCCAAGTTCGACCCAATAGCCATCAGATGTCATAAAGCCGAAAATCATATCCGCATTATCGCAATACGCAATTACAGTTTCAAACGCTTCTGGAAGTTGTTTTTTTACGCTAATCCAATCGTTCATGCTCTCACCTCTTCATCTTCGTTTCGATGCCGTCCAGCTTCCGTGCAATCCACCAGACGGAACAGCAGTTGTCCAACTGCCGCCACCATGCGCACTTTTCTTTCTCGCATACGCACCGACCAAGCGGATTGCTGGTCATCTTCATCGGGCAGTAAAGTTCGTTGTCCATCATTTCCACCCCATCATAACTGCCGTACAAGCAACCAGACACACGTTTACGAACAACCAGACAAGCATTGCCTGTCGCTCTTCAAACAGGTTGTCTGCCATGTTTTTAATTGTCCGTTCGGACTGAACTACCACCGCCAGCAGGACTAGGCAGACCAGCCAGCGAGTTGCAAATTCAAACATTGTTATCCTCCATAAAATCGTCCATGCTCAACTGACCGCTGACGTTGTCATCTTCCATCCACCAGCGGAAAACGTCCATGCCTGTCTGCCAGTCACACTGCAAACCTTTTGCTTTTCTGACATTAAGCATTCGTTCAAACGCTGAGATGTACATTTTTTCGTAGGCAGGCCAGCGCATGAACTCACGCTGTCTGCCCCCCTACCGGCCATAGGACAGCCGATGCAGCCAACACGTTTCTGCCCTTCGCAATACAACGGATTGATAGGCAAGTGCTCGCTGTGCGTGTAGTCCCATACATCATCGTCAGACCAGTCCACGATCGGATTGACGGTCATCTTGCCCTTAAGGTTGCAGGTCTCGAACAGTTGCCGCTTTTCATCGTTGTCGCCCATAAGAATGATGCGCTTTTCCTTGTCACGATGACTAAACTCCATCGTTCCACGGTTTTTCTTTCTGTTTGTTGATTCAGCCCAGCGAACGCCGGTAGCGATAAATCTATCGCGTCCAGTATTTTCTTTGAGAACGGCACAGCAATATCGTACAAGTCTTGTCGGCGGACTTGCCAAACACGGTTAGGCAGACAAAACATCCGCCATTTCTTCTTGTATATTTTCTAAACATTCCTCAACACTCTTCGGTGTCGTGTTTGTGCCATCCAGCGCCCGGCGCAACTTCAATGCAGCCTATGCCAGCTCGGATGCTTCTTCTGCCAGCTGCGCCAAGATTTCCGTCTTAGGCAGGATGTCTGAAACTTTCTTGCTCACTTCTGTTCTCCTTTCAGCCAGTCGTTCAGCTTTGCCATGCAAGAGGGGCAAAGAAAAAACGGGTCATTTGAATAAATAAAAATTTTCCTATTTTTCTTTGTAATGCACCTGCAAATAGAATTGTTTTCTACTTTTTGTGTCCGCTCACTTATGGAGAACTCTGGATATTCAAATGTTTCACCGCATCTATCGCATACCATTGTCATTTTCTTCATCATTTTTATCTGAAAAGAAAGATTCGTAGTCAAACCACTTATCATCCAAAATGTTTCCGATGATTTTTACAGAACTTCCAAGCCCTTTTGTGGCGACACGAACATACTTGCCTTTCATTTGACCGTATTCCTCAACGCCAACCGTGTCCATGATTCGCATAATTGCTTCCATGCCAGAGCCGTATCCCTCAAAGTCCTTGCTCCCAAGATGCCCCTTTCCGAGAACATATCCACCATAGCAAACGCCCCATCCGTGACCATTAAGCACCAAATCTGAAGTTAAAACTCCGTGGTCTGCCATAGTAAGTCGAACGCTTTCAATTTGCGCGTTTTCGATTTCATAGCCACTTTCTTCCAGAAGTTGTTTAGTCCATTTTTTCATGCTCTTTCTCCAATCTCTTTAGTAGCCCATCCACGTCATACCTCCAATGGACACGCAGCCTTCTTGCTTTTACCTCTATCCCCTCTTGCTCTGCCCACTGCCAAGGGATGCTCTTCCGGCTCTCGTTGTAACGGAACGCCAGAACCTTGCTGGCAGGGATTGCAAAGGTGCGGTTGATCACCCTGTAATTGACTATCACATGGGCGGTCTGGCCGCTATACCCCATCGCATCCACCATGTCTGTGATGTGCTTTTCCTTGCGGTACTTGCGCTTTGCCTTGTCGTACTTGCCGAACACCTTTTCCAAAGGGATGGAGGGCGTTTCGATGGTTTTCAGCTCAAACAGGTGGTTCATCGGGTGACGGTACACAAGGAAGTCGCAGATGTTGTCGATGGAAAACGACAGGTTTTCGTTGCCGCCGTAGTAGGTGGCAGCACTGTCTTTTAGGCGGTAGCACCACGCATCGGATGGGACAGATGCCTTGAAGTCTGCTTCAAACTGTTTGCCGGTGTTCATTCGTTGCCCTCGATTTCTTTGGCTTCTCTGATACGCAGTCGGAGAAGTTCGCTATTTGCATATCGCAGTTGCCAGCTACCAAACCAGCCTTTGTGAACAAGTTTTCCGGCGCAGTAAACAAACTCCTGCTTCATCAAGTCATCAAGTGAAATGATGTAACTGCCCGGCTTATACTTTCTTTTATTCATCCTCGATCACCTCTAAATTCACTTCCGAGAAACCGTTTCTTGCCTTTTTCCCGGTGCTTGTCCTCATAATCACGGTGGTACACGCTTTGGCTGTGGTTCAGCTCATACACGAACGATTTGCGCTCCTCGAAATCTTTCTTCTCTGCCTTGTACTTCTCGCAAGCGTCGTGGCAGGCTTGGTGGCGTGATGTGCAGTCTTTGCAACAGGTAATCATTCTTCGCCAAATCTCATTTTTGTTACAGCCATCGGAAACTCTTCGATTTCGCTTGCCCACCGGGCAGTTCCATCACCGTATGCTCTTTGCCAGATCAGAGGGAAACCACCAATTCCGTCAAACAAACTGCCCAGAGTAGGCTTTTCTTTCATGTAAGGGCGCATCTTCTGCACCAGCCAAAACCATTGTGGCAAAGCGATTGAGTTGCCCAGAGCCTTGTACCGTGGGCTGTCAGCGTATTTGTGCTTCTTGCCCTTACTGTCTGTCCAATCACCAATGTCGGTGTATCCGTCCGGGTAGCCTTGTAGCCGTTCGCATTCTGTCGGCGTAAGGCGACGCACGATCCATGCTATCTTTTTCGGCAGTTCCATGTGTTCTATTGCAACTGCCTGCGCATCGTGCATCGTGTCCAGTGTGCCAGACTTTTCTTTTGTGACCGACGCATGAGCCTGTCCGTTCCCGATTCCATAACTTTCCATGACCTGCGGCCCGGAATGTGATGCTATGCTCCGGCAGGTGATAGATGTGGCCGTATCTCCCGTCACGGTTCCATTGTACAAGTCAACTGCAATAGCGGTGTAGTCCGTGATTCTGTTTTGGTGGTCGCCGGTGATGGTAGGCACTATTTTCCCATCGCCATTGCCCCGCGCATCAAACACTTTTCTATCTGTTATCATCGGAATATACCCGCCGCCCATGCCCATGCTCGCCGGAAGCGTTGGGCAAATTCCAGTTTGCGTAGCCGTTGCATGAGCTTGGTTGCTCTCTAAGACTACTGGTTGAAAATTTTCTCCACTTTCAGCCGCATAAGCTACGGCATGGTGGTCAACTGTATTCAGCGTATAACTTACGTTTTCTGCTACTCCGGCCCCGTTCATTTTTGTGCTTCCAAGCCGGTCCGCAACATTTCCTTGGATGCAGTAGCAAACTCCATGCTCGTGCGTGGCTTGCAATGTATATGCCGGGTCACCGCTTTCTCCCACGCCAAGCCCTGTGCGTTCTCCAAGTGATTTATATCTGGTGGCAGTCTGGGTGTTTATCGGAATCACTTCTCCCACCATCGAATCATTCCCAGAAGGGCAGTTTCCAGCAAATCCGGTAGCTTCTTCCCGCGTCTGGACGCTCTCGTCAAAATGCCCCGGCAAGCCCTCGCGCTCAAAAAGTATTTCTCCGGCGCGTTGACCTCCAAAATTTGCGACAAGAGCGATTCTTTTGCGGCGCTGTGGGGTCCCCATGCGGAGCACACTTCCTGTACGGCCGTCATAGATGGTTTTTCCCCAGTATTGAGCGTCGAGCTGTCGCCAAGCCAAGGACCATCCATTTCCGGCAATTGCTCCGGCTTTGCTCCATCTGCCCTCCCTCGGAGGTCTAGGAATTGAAGCGTCTGGTTGTTCCACGCGGGCAAGTTCTTCCAGCACGGTGCGGAAATCTTCTCCTCCATTGGAACTAAATGCTCCGGGCACGTTTTCCCAAACAGCGAAAGTTGGGTGCATTCCATTTGTGCTTGACCTCATTTCTTTTATGATCCGAACCGCTTCCATGAACAACCCGGAGCGTTCTCCGGCAAGTCCTGCTCTGCGTCCTGCAATGGACAAGTCCTGGCACGGGCTTCCGAACGTGATACAATCCACAGGCTCTATCTGGTCTCCGTGGATCTTTGTGATGTCGCCCAAGTGTTTCATTTTTCCAAACGCCCGTCCAGCCAGATAGCGCAGCTCTTATATAAGGTAGGCGGTCATGACTTTGCAGAAGCAAAAGCCTTGCTCATATCAGCGATAATGTCATATCGGTCTTGATACTTGCTATACACGGTCGTTCCAGTGCCAAGCCCAATCTGCGTCTGGTTGATAGATGCAGGAACTATGTAGATGCTTTCTTTTTCTTCGCTCTTTGCGATCAAAAAGTAAACATCACAAGTCGGAAAGCGTTTTTCAAGGTTAAACGAATAGCAAAAACTCTTATTTGCTTTGCTCGGCCTTGCCGTTTTCACATCAACCTTAACGCTTCCATTAACATAAAGGTCATAGGCGTATCTAGTTGACATTCGCTCAACCGCAAATCCATGTTCTTCCAGCAGTTTTGTAGCAAGGTCTTCGCCATACTTTCCGAATTGCGTTTCGCTTTCTTTCATTTCGACATTGAGGATTTCAGCTATTTTGTAATAGCCACCCGGAAAACGGCGAATTGCATTTGTCAACTTGTCGTTTCCGTAATACTCGCTCAATTCACTTCTTGATGGCATTCTGGTTAAACCAGTGGCAGACATACAGGCTTTCACATACAGCAAGATTTTATCTTGCGTCCAATGCGTTTTTTCTTCCTGATTCATGCGCATCTCCAATCAGAATGGCAACGAACCATCATCGTCAATCACAGAGAAGTCATCCGTGTCGCCCTGAGAGTAGTTCTGCGGTGCATCCTTTGCCCGATCAGCTGGCTTGCTGTCCGATTTGCCACCGCAGAAGTCAACCTTGTTTGCCATGATTTCCGTTGCGGTGCGGTTGTTTCCCTGCTTGTCAGTATACTTTCGGGTCCGGATGCTGCCAGTCACCAGAATCAGACTGCCCTTCTGAAACCACTTGGAAACGAACAGCGCCGTATTACCAAATGCGGTGCAGTTAAAGAAGTCGGTTTCCTTCTGACCGCCGCTCTGGCGGTCGCAAGCAATGCTGAACGTGCAAACATCCTTTCCAGACTTCGTAACTTTAGCTTCGGGCGTGTGAACCAGACGCCCCTGAATTGCGATAGAGTTGAGCATTGTTTAGCCCTCCTTCGGCTGTTTCTGAACGCATTCCCAACACAGGACGCGCCCAAAGCGTTTCTTTGTGCTTCTTGCAGTTTCCAGCGGAGTGACGGTGCGGTTATTGTACTGAACAGGCTGCAACTGCTTTCCGCAGCAAGCGCATGGGGGGATGGTTTCCGCTTCCGTTTGCTTCTGCGCAGGCTTGTTTGCCCTGGTTGTGGTCTGCTTCTGGTACTCGTCCGTGTCAGCATCCTTTGTATCGTCAATGCAGAACAGACCGTTCAGAGCGTACTTTCTGGCGTAACTACTTGCAGTGCCGGTAAGTTGGGAATCCGACATACCAGACTGCTGCTTAGGTTCTCTAGCGTATGCGGTGTTTGAAATTTTGTCTCCGCTCTCCGAATCGTAGATTGTTGCAGTCGCTTTGATGTAATGATATTCGCCGCTTTGCACGGGCTCGTCTTCAAGTACAAGGCACGCTCCATATTTTGCGAGGAGCGGCTTTACTGCTTCCAGAATGTCTTCGCAACTTCGGTAATTGTACTTACCAAAAGAATTACGCTGGCTTTTTGGAGCTTTCAGCTCGCCTTGAATTTTGGAAAGCTTCACAAGTGTTTCCATATTTCTCCTTCCATAAAGCATCTTTTGCTTTCTTAGCTTCTTCTATGGTTTTGAATCGGTATGTTTTGCCGCTAAAGTGGAACGAATATCTGCGTTTCAAACCTTTCGTTGAACGGTCTTCGTAGATTCCATACTCGCCAGTTAAAGCGTTTCTGGACTGAACAGTATTTGCAACATTATCAGCTTGGGTTACGCAGCGAAGATTTTCAATCCTGTTGTCTGTCCTGATTCCATTGATATGATCGATCACTCCAATAGGCATTAGCCCATAATGAAGTGCGTACACAAGGCGGTGTGCTTTGTATTGCTTTCCTTTGATTTTCACAATCAAATAACCGTCTTTATCGTAGCTTCCTGCACTGTTTTTCCTGTCTTTTCTGTGCAACGTACCGTCAGAATCAACGTAAAACCATTTGCAAAGATATTCGACAAGTTCCTTATCGGTCACGGAATCACCCTCCTTTCTTTGGCTTCATTAGGCTTCATTATTCTTACTTTGGCTTAACACGGCTGTACAAAATCAATCTCCCCAGCACACGGAATCTGCTTCGTCTGGCCGCTGCCATTCAGGTTCTTCGTCCGTTCTTGGTGCGAAGTAATAGTCATCAGGCGGCTCAACCACGCCACCGAACCGATCAAAACAGCCGGAGCAATCGTGCATTTCGTTCATTTTGCATTCCTCCATTTGTTGGTATGATGTGTTACACGGCTGATTTTCTTGCTTTTACGGTCGTCATATTCGTTTTCCGCATTAACGCCAAGTGCGCACATGACAAGTGCCACAGCCAAAAGCGAAACTGAGAGAAAAGCGTAAAACAGCCCAGCTCTAAGCGTTGTTGCGTTTTCAATTAAGCCTCCGCAGCCAACAGACAAAATCGAGAACAAAATCCCAACTGTAACTAATATCGTCCCTTTTACGCTTTTCATTTTTCCACCTTTTTCAACACGACATCGAAGTAATCCGGGTTTGAGTTATCGACGATTGCGTATGCGTTCAGAACATCGCATATCTTCAAAAGCGTCCCTGTTCTGATTCCTTCTTTGTGCCTGGCTCTTCTTCTCCCGAGAATGCTGTCCAATGTTGGCCTTGACACTGTGCTTTTTCGACAAAGCTCATTCACACGAATGCCGCGTTCTTTCATGGCATCTTCGAGCGTCATTTTTTCTCACCCTTGTGCCCGAATACCCAAGCCGATGCGGCGATGACTGCGGCTACAATAGTGTATTTCGCAGCTTCAACGCCAACCATCACACCGATCTCGTTCATCAGCCACATATTCACAAGGAGGAATGCCAGGACAATTGCCAACGTCCCAGCCCAAATCAGGATGAGTTCAACCAACGTCTTCATGCTCAGTCCTCCCGTCCGCCAACGGCGCATTCTGCAACTGTGTCTTCGATTTTCTTGCGCAGCATTACACAAACCATGCGGATTTCTTTCAGCTTCAAGCCGGAACTGATGGCCATGCCATACATATCATTTACGAGCTTGTACGCTTTGGGGGACAGGTCATCCCGTGCAAGCTTTTGCTTGTATCTTTTGTTCTTGTACATTTCTTGTAGTCCTTTCTGTGGATATGTTCTAGGAGGTCAGCTTCTCGGCTTTGCCATCGAATCTCCCGCTTTCCATAATATTTGCCGTTCATCTTTACCACCTATCAATCGTTCCAAGCTGTAGCCCAAGCACTACCTTGCCGTATGTTGTGCCAAGCTCCTTTGCCTTTGCTTCGATTTCCTCGATGGTGTAGCCCTTATTCTTCGGCTTTGCCTTTTTCCGCTCCGGCTTCTTGTACTGGTCGCTTTTACCACTTTCTCGATACTTCTTTCGCAGCTTTTTTTGTGAGTCTGCGTAAGCTGCTTTCGAGCACTCTGCGTGATATTTCTGGCAAACATTTCTCCGCACAAGTGGTTTACCACACCAAGCACAAGGAACCGGTTTTGCGGTTTCTTTTCGCTTGTCCTCAGTTTGTTTTCGTTTACGTTCTCTGCCTCGCTCCAAATTTGCAATGCTGTAGCAGTTAAGACAGTATTTTCGATTCGTGGCTACCATTCCAAGAAGAGCTCCACAGCGCTCGCAGTATTTAATCTCCATACCGCTCTCCTGCTTTCTTCTTGGCTTCCCGGTTATGCCGTTCAAAGCACTGGTTCAGCATCTTTTCCATCCACAGTACCTTGTTGGCTTCGTTCCGGGACACGCCCGCTGCCATCGCCAGCTTTAGCCTCCGCTTGCGACTTGGCGCTTTGTAAAAGTTCATCGCCAGCACTCACCGACCTTTTTGACGATAAAAGCGGGCACATCCCTGCTGGTAGCCCGGCACAGGCAGACACACTTGGAAACCCAAGTATCAAAAGAGGTAGAAAGGATACAGCACGTTGCATTTCGTTTAAAGCTTTCATCGTCCGGGCTTTTAAGCCAAACGGAAACCGCCTTGTAGTAGTACGCTTCCGTGACTCCGCACCATTCAATGCTATACCCATCCAAGCACAACTGTTCCATAATCTTCATCGCCAGATGCTTCGCTTCGGCAATCTCCTCTTCTGTCCACTTCAGCCTGTCCGCTTCGTAGGCCTTGACTGCCTCGTCAATGGCAAATTTTGCGTCATCCGGGTGCTCAAGGTCTACTTTCAAAGTGATAATCTGCTCCATGTTCAGTCCTCCTTCTGCTCAATTTCAAGAATCTTGCAGATGCTTTGGATAATCTTCTCCGGTTTTCGCTCGCCACGAAGAATCTTGTAGAGGTACGAATCATCAAGGAACAATCCAGTATCGCTTTGAACCGCCTGAATCAGCTCCGTTTGCTTCATACCTCGCTGCAACAGCTTCATTTTCACTTCCAGCTCAAAGCCAGAACGGAAGTTTTCTTTCAAAATTCCACCTCCATTTGCTAAAATCTATTGACAAGTACGGAAAGCTGTACTAATATAAGGGTGTAGAGAGTTTATATTGTACATCGTTCTGTACTGCCCATGTCTGTATTATAGTACAGACTTCTGTACAAGTCAACTCTTTTGTACAAAATTCTGTGCATTTGTATACTTGCACAATTATTGGAGTGTTCTTATGTCGGACTTGTACAGTAACATTCATGCACTCTGCGAAAAAGAGGGCATCAAAGACGGCACTCTTTGCCGCAACATTGGGATTCGCCGCAGTTTTCTTTCCGAATTGAAAGCCGGAAGAACTAAAAGCCTGTCCACAGAGGTTCTTTCTAAGATTGCGGCTTATTTCAACGTATCAGTTGACTACATTCTTACGGGCAACCAAAAAGAAAACCCGCCCCAGCAGCCGCAAAGTGAAGTCGATGCAGCAGTAGAGCGGATTAGAAGAAAACTTGAATCTATGCCGAAGGAACAGCGTGAGGCGTTGATGAACCTAATCGAGAAGATGTGACGTTCATGCCCGGTAAAATAAAAAAACCCTTGTGCCGGGCTGGTATAGCTCTGCGCAAGGGATTTTCTATTATTCCAAGTCTAGTGCTTGTTCCGCTGTCGGAATCTTTTCAGGATGTTCCAGCAGCCATGCAATAAATCGGTCAATCTTGGCTCTTTCCTGTTCACTCATTGTGGCATATCCTCCCGATCGGTAAGTGCAGATGTTTATTTGATACGATTATACATCTTCTAGTTGTCAAGTCAATGTATTTTTAACAACTTCGTAAAAATCGAATGTTTTTTTCGCATCTATCGTTTTTCATTGGGAAAGCCAACATAACAATGAGCGTCCAATAAAACCACGATGGAATTTGTTTATCCTTTATTTTGCAATGCGTCTTTGAGCATAGAGCGAAAGGGGTTTTCAGGTAACTTGTCCAGCACTTCTGCTTTGACGAGTGCATTTGTGCTGATGCTGTGCGAAACATTGTTTAGCTGCACAATGGCATCGTCCAAGTCTTTTACGGTTGCTCCTCGCCGTTCCATTGACTGGAGGAAAGTTTTCACTTCTTCAAGAACGACAGGGTTCTCGACTTTATAGAATCCATTCGTAAAGTCCATCTTTTTCTCCTTTCAAAGTTCCACAAGTTGACCGTCAATGCGTTCGATGCTGTCTGCTGGGTCGCGTCCATCGTCCAAGGCGGCTACGGCGCTTTCCAGGATGCCTTTTGCTTCGAGGTAAGCATCTTTATCAGCTTCGTACCCAGAAAGGCTCAGGACAAGCTCCAGCGTCCGTCTGCGAGCGTATGGGACAATCAGATCATCTACGGTTCGGTTCATTAGCTTTCCTCCCATGGTTCAGGTTTGTGCGGTTGCCCATCGGGAACGCTGGCGGGCATTCCGTCGATGATCGGCATACATTCATGGTTCCAGATTACAGTTTCTCTCATTTTTGTTCCTTTCCTCTTTGGAATTTTTTGACAATACAGTTATACCACATCTCGCTGTTTCAATGGAACAGCGACTTTTTTCAATTATTGTTTCACATTTTGAACAATATATCAGTTAAATTTCTTTGCTTTTGTATCATTTTGTCGAAAGAGGGGTATTTATGGATGATTATAGAATACGAGTGGCAAAAGCGTTAGAGATGGCAAGAGCGGAATCCGGACTTAGCCAACAGAAGCTTGCGGACAAAATGGGTGTAGGCCGGACATCCATTTTTCGTTATGAGCAAGGGACAATGACCCCAGATGCTCCTACTATCATAAAGTGGTTCGTGTGCTGCGGCGTTGCGGCCAAACCGTACATAGACACCTGTTTGCATCCTGGCTTATTGGAAAGTTTGGCTGGCGATGCCAGTACCGAAAGAAAGAGAGATACGCTGATAGAGCATATCAAAGAAGCCCATCCGCAAGAAATCGACCTGCTGTGCTATCTAATCTATGGCAATCACGGTTCAGATTACCTTGCCGTTCTTTGCGAAATGGTAGCCAACCTTCACACGACTTTGCGTGATCGTGTGTCCGTCTGCCGTACCATCACCGGTCATTATGAAATGGCACAGGCCACCAAAACCGACCCAGACCCAGACGGAACACAGCCCAATATGCAGATTTTATATCAAGCACAGGACTGTGGGGAAGCTTCGGCCATGAAGCGAAACGATTCTTATACCATCAACGAAGAAAACATTTTACGCTGATTGTCGAATTATCGCAGTTTTTGAGAAACTTTTTGTCCACGTTCATCCACTTTTTGTACACCTATCGGGCAAATTCGCCTTGTCATTCCGTCCCCCATAGGCTGTAAATCGACAACATTCGAGCGGAATAAATAACGAGTTATCGTTAATCTATTGCCTGTGGTTGGTCGGCTTGTCAATCTGTCCCCCATAGCATTGAATTAAAAGTTTTTCATCCACTTTTTGTACACGTTAGGTAAATCTAACCGTTAAGCGTTTCAACCTTTCGGATGTTGAACATCTGTTTATTTAGCAATATTGCTTTGTGTTTTCCACTTTTTAAGAGAGAAAGAAAAGATTTTGTGGAAAATTTTCTTCTTCTGCTATTAGTAGAAGTTATTTTATAATCTTGTTAATAGTCTTGTTTTATATAATGTAAAGAGGTGTACAAAAAATGGATATAGGTGTACAGATTGTGGAAATAGGTGTACGAAATGTGGATAGTTAGGTGTACAAAAAGTGGAAACAGGTGTACACTTGCTATTGATTTGTACACCTGTTTGTGATATACTCTTATATGAGAGGAGGCGCGATAAGATTGTCTGATATTAAAGGCGGGAACTTGGTTGAGAAAAGCAGACAGCTTGTTTGGGCAAAGTTCACTGACTATACAGCAGGAGAACTACGGTTACTTGAAGTATATCTTAGCCGCATCAATCCGAGAGACCCCGAAACTTCAACGGTTCAGTTTACATTACAAGAGTATTGCGAGTTTTTGGGGTTGAAAATCAACTCTAAGAATTTGAAAGCACAGGTCAAGCATTTCATCGACAACTCCGTTGAAGTTCCTAGAGGTGACGGTTCAGGCTCGTTTGACTTGTATCCCTTGTTCAGTAGAGCAACTGTAAACTTTGAACCTAGTTTAATGAATATTACTGTGTCATTGTGTTGCAATCCGCTTCTGCAACCTGTTTTCTTCGACATTGCGGAGCGTGGATATGTCAAGTATCGCTTGCGCTACACAGCGAATATGAAATCGCAGTATAGCATTTTGCTGTATTCAATTCTCCGAGAGTTCATCGGACGTGGCGTGAGCCAGCCCGAAATTACGTTGGATAGATTAAGGGAACAGCTTGGTGCAAGAGAACCTAGCTATCAAGAGTTCAAGCATCTTAGGCGGCGTGTCATTGATATTGCGGTAGCTGAAATAAACGAAGTATCAGACCTGTGTGTTGAATATGACAAGGTCATGAGAGGTCGCAATGCGGTTGCTGTGAAGTTCAATGTAGCTTTCAAGTCTAATGAGCCAGTCATAGACGTGGAAGCTAACGAGGTTGAAAGCGTAGAGCTAAAAGATGTTCCAAAGAGCCAACGACCTGCCAGAAAGCCTCGCAGCGGCGCATACGAGGATGTGGATTGGGCATCTATTGCGCCAGAGATGTCTAAAAGCCAGTGTATCTTGACCGCAAAGCTTGTGGCAAAGAGATTACCGGAGAAGTATCCGAACATCAAGCCTAACAAGAAAAAAGAAGCTGTTGTGAACATCATTGAGAATGCATACAGGATTCTTGTCAGTGAGCGACTTGATAAGATTGAAAAAGACCCCGGCGCTTATATGTACTCCATTTTGAAAGATGCAGACCTTGATGATTACGCTACGTTTGACGATAGCTTCTTGAAGTAGTCATACATAGCAAATAAAAGAAAGAGTGATAAAATGGCAAAAATCATAGCTGTCGCCAACCAGAAGGGCGGCACAGGAAAGACCACAACAAGCACCTGTCTGGCTGGCGCGTTACAGTTGCTTGGCAAGAAAGTCCTGCTGGTGGACTGCGATGCCCAGTGCAACGCAACAGACACATACGGCGCACAGACAGAGGACGTATGCACCCTGTTTGATGTGATGACCCGGCAGGGAACGGTCGAAGAAGGAATCCGACACTGTGAAGCTGGTGACATTCTTCCGTCCGACAACGCATTGAAGGACATTGACGAGCAGCTTGTCCGGGACATGGGCAAGAACTTCCGGCTGCGAGAAGCCCTTGAAAGCGTGTCTGAGCAGTACGATTACATTGTGCTGGACACTCCCCCGCAGCTTGGTCTTGCGCTTGTGAACGCGCTGATTGCTGCTAACAGCATCATCGTGCCCATCACAGCAGACCGATACGCGCTGGCTGGTTTGAGCCAGCTTTCGCAGACCATCGGCGATGTTCGCAGATACTTCAACCCGACTTTGAAGATTGAAGGTCTGCTTCTGAACCAATACAAGAGCCGTGAGAACCTGTCCAAAGAGGTTGTGGAGCAGCTTCCGGCGATTGCACAGAGTATGGGTACAACGCTGTTGGATGTGAAGATTAGACCGTCTATGGGCGTTCGCAAGGCACAGGCAGAGCGGCACAGCCTGTTCAGCGGCGACACGGCAAAGAGCACCAGTGCAGAGGATTTCAAGGCGTTGGCGAAGATGATTGTGGAGGGAGATAAAAAATGAGCAACAAGATATGGCATAGTGCGAAGTACGACCCGCCGAAACCTGGTTCGTACAACCACGGGGAATCTCTTGTTTTTTTGGTATATACTAAAGACGGGTGTTGTCTTACAGCTAATTGTTTTTACAACGTGCATACCGATGAGTATTATTGGTTGGACGTCCAAACTGGTTTGCGTACGCTAGATGTAGAATACTGGACGGAAGTACCGAAAGAACCTTGCAAAGAAAACATAGCAACCGTTCAGCTGAATAAAGATGAATTGATGAAAATTGTAGAAAAAATCAATTCCGCAAGCGGAATCCCGGAAGAAGTTCTAAAAGCTCTAGGAATAGGCGGTAAGAAGGGGAAAGAAGAATGAAATCGACCAGCAAAAAAACATCCGGCTTGTTGGGCGGGTTTGATTTTCAGCCTATTTTTTCGGAACAGGCATTAAGCCGAAGTGAGCCAAAGGAAGAAGAAGTAAGCCAAGTAAAGCCGAACGAAGCCGAACAAGCACCGATTAAGCCCAGTGAAGCCGCAGACAGCCATGCACAGCCTTATGAAGCACAGTTAAGCAATATTAAGCCGAAGCAAGCCAAAGACGGCGAAACACAGCCGAATAAAGCCGTAGTAAGCGAAAGCAAGCCGAAGAAGCTGAAACAGGCGAAGGAAGTTCAACGTCTTATCGAACAAGGCGATGTTCCCGGCGCACTAGCCGAAGCTGGCTTGACAAAGAAAAAAATCCCAATGCCAGAATCGCATCAAGGCGTTGCAAGCGGTGATGGAAAGCGTTCAAAGCGCATTACCATCCTTATGAGCGAAGAAGAGCGCAAGTATATAAACCGTGAAGCAAGACGGCACGGAATGACGATTGGACAGTTCGTGTACGCTCTGGCAGTTGCGGCGGCAGAGGGAAAGATTGAATTGGAGGATTTCTTAGATGAATGACGTATGGATTGACATTGGGCAGAAATATGAAGCAATGGAAAATATGGGATGCAAGCCTTATGGCTTCAAGCGAATTCCATCAAATTTTGTGTTTGACGAAGATAAGTCGGTAAAATGGAACAAAGAGCAAGCGCAAAAGAACAACGATGATTACGACAATGAAGTTAAGCGGCTGAATCAAGAGAAAATGAAGCGTAGGGATGAAATCTACGAAGAGATTTATAAAACAATTCAAGAAGAAGTCGGTTTTGGGATTTCAGAAAAGAAAGCGGCAAAAATTTGGGCGTACGCTTACGATAGAGGGCATTCAGCAGGATGGTATGAAATAATCGCAAATTTGGAAGAAATTGAAGAACTTGTAAAGTTCGTATTGGATAAAAAGAACTGAGTTGGAGGATTGAAGCATGATGAGGTCGAAGGAATTTTACGAAGAAAGCATTAGCCGTTTACAGAAAATGCAAACAATCGGAGATACAGGAACTTGATAAAGCACAAACCCCTGTGCAGTCATTACGACTACACAGGGGTTTCATTTTACTTATCAGCAATGCAATCCCAGTAGAGATATGCCTTGCCATCTGCGGCATCTGCGTCCTCAAGGAACGCCTTTGCCATGTCAGCGTAGAAGCCCGGAGTGTCAACGGACTGGCGCTTTGCAACCTGACAATAATCTGAGTACATCATGTTCATGACAGCCCAGAAATCGTTCGGGTCACAGGTAATGTTGCGCTGTTTCGCAACGTCCTGCGTCTGTTCTAGCGTCCAGTGACAGCCCTTTGTGCCGTCAGCGTTCACCATGCTGTCGCACCATTCCTCCGCTTCATCGTGGGTGAGGTGCTGGCGCGGCATCTTGATGGAGCGGCTGTCTGCGCCGCCACGTTCGTACTGTCCCGACCGCTTATCCCAGTCGCCGTTCTGCGAGAAGCCGATTTGTGGCATTCTGCGCCCATACTCTACGTCAGGATAACGGGGGATAGGGTAGGGGTCAATGTATCGATTCTCCTCCTGCGGATAGTAGGAATAGCGATCATTGCCACCTTCCAGCTTGCGCAGACGGCGTTCCATCTCACGTTCCCTGCGGTCACGCTCTTCCTCAAGGCGGTCACGTTCCGGCTCACGGTTTTTGTCGTGGTCACGGAGCATCATCATGCGGCGAAAATTAGTCTTGCCCATAATCTATACCTCCTCAAGAAATAGATGCAGGCGCACCGGCGTGGGAACGGCAGAAGCAGCCAAGATACTTGAACGTGCCTGTGCCGGTCGCAGACGTTGCAACGCGGGTAGCATAGCGGGTGCGAGTGTGGATGCTCTCAGCGGTTGCCTGAGCGCAGTTACAGTCGGTCAGAGGGTATGCGGTCGTACCTGCGCCGATGGTAATAACCACAGGGGCGTTGATGGTGGTCGTGTCCGGCAAAGCCTGGGCAATAACCAGACAATATTTTTCTCCCGCTGCGTAAGAGCCAGCAGGGATGTTGATGGTCAGCGTGTCATTGGCAAACGTCACCGCATCCGAGATGACGAGGTGCGGGCACAGGCGGCAGCTTGTTTTGCAAGCCATAATGTTTTCCTCCTATAAAAATCAGGGGCAGAGGTGTCTTACCCCTGCCCCGATGGTTCACCCGGTGTTATCGGGGAGTGTGTTGGTTAGCAGCAGCCGCAGCAGTTCACGCCCACGTTAGGATTTGCCACCTGATAAGCGGGAATCGGACGAGGATTGACCCGGTTCAGGATGGTATCAGTCTGCTGGGACATCACGGTGGTCAGAAGCGCATTCTGCCGATCCTGAGAAGCGGCGAACTTCAGGCTCTGGTTCTCAGCGGTCAGAGTAGCAATCTTATCCTGCGTGAAGTAGTCCATCATGCTGCGGAAGTTGGCGTTGCAGTTGTCCACGATGGCGCGAGCGTTGTCTGCGATGGCCTGACGGGTAGCGCAATCCTCCGTTGCGATGGTGTACTTCAGGTCGCCGATGAGTTGCTTGTTCTCGCAGCAGCAAGATGCCAGCTGCGTGGCAAGTGCGGTCTGACCAGCCTGCCGTGCGTTGCCCTCCTGCATGATAGCAAGGTTGATGGCGTTGTCACCGTTGGACACGCTGCGTTCCAGGCCGTTTACCAGCTGTGCGTTCTGGTAGCCAAGCTGACAGATGGCGCTGTTCACACCAGCAAAGCCGTTTGCGATGTTGGCGTTAATGCCGTTAATCTGCGCCAGCTGGTCATAGCCCAGAGAGCAGATACCGCTCTGGATACCCGCCAGAGAGCGGGAGGTGTCCTGCTGGTAGAAGCCCTCAGACAGAGCTGCGCGGGTGTCCGCACCGCCCTGACCGCTTGCTCCGGTGCCGACCAGATAGGGGATGTAGGCGTTCATGCCGTTGTCGCCGCCGTTGCGGTCATAGCCGTTTGCGCCCCAGCCGAAGATGATGGCGAGGATGATAACCGCCCACAGACCTTCGTTGCCGAAGAATCCGCTGTTGTTATTGCCGCCGTCCTGCCCAGCCAGATAGCCAGTTGCAAAATCGTCCATAACAAAACTCCTTTCAGTTTTGCGTTATGCCATCCCACCGCCGTATGCGATGGGCGAAGCCAAACAAATGCGGTTTTTGTCAAGTCCGCAAAAACTGAGAAGCGTTTCGCTTAGAGGGATGATTATTTGGGGATTGTTAAGTCAGCTTGGAGGATTGTCTTTTTTATCTTTCGGGTCGTCCCACGTTTTGCTGACAGCGCCGAAAATCAATCCGAGCATTAAAGGAATCCATATTTTGTCATTGCCACACAGATTGTTGATGTCAAAATCTTTTTCTGGATGGCTGTTTTCAAAATCATCCATTGTAAAGCCTCCTCACTTCGGAAGCGTCAAATTCAGGACGCTTGCCAGCTGGTTCAGGTCGATGCCGCGCTCTATGGCGAGGTTCTGCGCCATCGTCCGGAGCTGTGATTCGTTCTTTCCCTGAATCAGGTTCAGCCCCTGCATGATGGGTGCGCTCTGCCCACCCAACTGCTGGATAAGCCCCATCGGGTTTTGCCCGGCACGAGCCAGATTTGCAAGCTGCATGATAGGGCTGTGAGTAATCATATCAAATGGAGAGGGCATCGCTTATTCTCCTTTCTTCGCTGCGGTAGCGGGCTTAGAAAAGCTCTTCTGCCATTTTTCCAGTTCATCCAGTCGGTGGACAAGGGCATTGTACTGCTCAATAGGCACATACTGCTGTGTCGGTGCAGCGGTCTGCTGCGCCTGTTGTGCTTGCATCTGTCGCCATGCTTCCGGGCTGTAAAACTCCTGTACATAGGATTCACAGGTGTCCGGGTTGAGCCGCTTGCAGTAGATCACGCCACTGCGCAAGTCCGGGCAATAGGTCGGTCTGCCGTACAGGTCTGACGGTATCGCCAGAAATTCTTCCCTGCTGGAAACAGGTCTGCCGAGTAACCAACCTCCGTCCTGTGCCGACTGCTGAACAGGCTGCTGCCCATTCATCGGCTGCGGACGCTGCGGCTGTGCCTGTTGCATCTGTGTGTTCGGCAGGGAAGCGGTAAGACCAACAGTGCCCATGCCGCCGTAAGGATTGACAGGCTGCTGCGGAACGTAGGGCGCTCCGGGTGCCGGATAATAGCTCATAAAACATCCCTCCTTGTGCTCTCAGTGTACCGCATCAGCAAAAAGCAAAGGACAACGAACGTACAACGAAGGACAAAAAAGAAAAGCGCCCACACGGAAAAATCCGCATGAGCGCTTAACTGTTAATGGTACACACTTTGGAGTGCAATGCTAAGATATCACATCATCCAATATATGGCAATATTTTCGACAAAACTAGTGCGAATAAAACAAAATCCACCAGCCTAAAGCTGATGGATTATAAGTGAGCGAGTAATCGCCCTGCCGCCGAAGCGGAAAAATTACGTCTCTCGCATGGTACGCACTGTGAGTAGGCGAGCGGGAGACTGTATCAAATATCCACCCTAATGCGCTTCTTCGAGAGGCCGGGAGGATTTGTTGAGATCATTATACCACAATTCGTGCAAAAAGAAAAGCGGCAAACCCGAAAGCCTGCCGCTTTTTGAATTGTCAGAGCAGAGGCTCAAAACTAATTCGACTAACACAGTTATTATATCACACATCCAGCATTTTTTCAATGCTTTTCAGCCGATAGCCTATTGCCGTCCGGCTGTAATGTGTCTGTGCTGCAATTTCCGGAAGCGGAAGCCGCTCAACGTACCGCAGTAAGGCTATCTTACGGTCAACCCTCCCAAGCGGTGCGCTTTTGATGGCGGCTGTAATCTGCTGTCGGTCAAGTCCTTGCAGGCACAGTGGCAGCACTACACGAGCCGCCGCCACAGGCAGCACCGAGCCAGAAAGGCTGCGGCAACTCTCCGGCGTTGCGCACCATTACGGTGACGTTACCGAGATGGTCGATTTTGTTGACCTTAACAAAATCGCAGAATGTTTTCGTTAAGTCACGAAAACGTCTTTGTACGGCGTACATTTTGCTGGTGTCAACAAAATGCTCGTATGTAGTGCTTGCCATAATAATCTCCTCTTAACTCATGCTTAAATCAATGTTTTCGATTTCTGCACGGACTTCGAGTGCATGGAGATAATTCCCCATAGCCGCTTTTTGCTCTCTCAAAAGAGCCAAAGAACAGGACGGCGTAAAATTCAAAGTTCCGGCCTCGTACTGGATAGTCATGCGGTGCAGCTTTTCATAGCGGATTTTGGTCTGGTAATACTCCGCGCGAAAACGCTCCTTGTAATCGCTGCTGAGCATCATTTCGACAGTGTTTCTCAAGTCCATGTATTATGCCTCCTTACTGCTTTTCCAGTGCCGCTTTCATGCGGTCGAAGAAAAATTGAATCACGATGCCGATGGTTTCATCGGTGATGGCCCACGAGATAAATCTTCCGTATTTGCTTGTGGCCAGGGCCGCGCGGAGCATCTGAGCCACCCAGGCTTTGCGCTCTGCGCCTTTTTTGGTGCCCTGGATGTCCTTTTCTGCCTGCGTGATGAGCTGGAGCACGGTGGGCTTGACCGCCGCACCATAGCCCAGCCGGATGCAGCCAAGGGCGTAGAAGATGAAGCCGCCCAGCATGAGCACTGCCGCCACCGGGACGGGAATGACGCCCAAAATGTTATTGATTATTGCCATGTATTACTCTCCTTTCTCTTTTTCGAGGTCTGCAATGCGGTGGTTCGCCACTTTCATCTGTTCTTCAAGCACCGGGATGCGCTGGGCAAAATTGTTATGTGTCCGGACTTCCCGGGTCAGCTCGTCCAGCTTAGTGTCGGTAATGGCCTGCTGTTTTTCCAGCTTGGCGTCCATGTTTTGAGCGGCCATGATGTTAGAGATAAGCACGCCGCTCAGGCTCAGGCCGCCAGTGATGAGTGCTACGATGATCGCGTCGCTCATGCGCCCTCCCGAAGACGGGTCAGGCCCTTCTTGCGGATGATTTTCGGGTAGTTGATCTCTGTCACGTTGAGGTCCACATTTCCCGTAATGCCCGGCACAGAGCCCTTGCTGGTGTGCTGGTGGGCGTGGTAGATGTAATCCACCTTGGGCGTCTCGCCCGTGTAGTCGGCCAGCCAGACGTCCCAGCGGCCTGCCAGGCGCTGCATGTCCAGCTCATAGCTGTAGCCCGTGTAGGTGTACAGCTGGGCATAAAAGCCCATGGCTTCCACCTTTTCCAGCGCATAGGCCACCACGTTGGTGAGGTCAAGCGTGGAGAGTTTTTTGATCTTATTTTCTTCCACGTCCACGCACACGGGCATGGTGAGTTCTTTGCCGCGTACCGCTTCCCGCACAAGGGCCAGCTCTGCATCTGCCATAGCCTCGCTGGTGGCGTAGGTGTAGTAGTAGACACCAACGTCCAGCCCAGCCGCTTTGGCGTTGCGGTAGTTGGTCTCAAAGGTCGGGTCGATGTACAGGCCGTCTGCCCGCTTGGAGAGCTTGTGGTTGGTGGATACCGTCTTGAGCATGGCCCCCTTGTAGCCAGCCTCTTTGACCTTGCGCCAGCCGTCGAGGGTGATTTTGCCCTGATAGCGGCTCACGTCGAGATAGCGGTAGGGCGGCTCACCCGTCCAGCCCGGTACGGTGTCCACAGTGGACACTTTTTCAGGAGTGGGGGCGTCCGGCTCCTCTGCCTTGTCTCTGGCAGCGCGGGAGAGGGCTGCAAGAAGCTTGGAGATAAAATCAAAGAGTGCTTTCATATCGTGCCTCCTTATTGTTTATTAGAATATTGTATTCTAGCGAGGGAATAACTTTCGATTCCCATGGTTTTCACCTCCATTTTGAAATTTTACAGATTATTTATCGACAGCGTATTGCGATGGTTCGCAGGCAGTCTTTCCAGCTGTCTGCTTTTTCTTTTTACACCATCCGCTTTATATCTTGGTAATGGTCCAATATTTCTGTAGACTATAGATAAACTCTACACGGTATTGTACGGTTACTCCATCCGCGCTTGTTGCCGTCAGAATTGTACTTGCGTTCGAGTTTCTAGTATGTGAAAGAACACAGGTCGTATCGTTTGAACTTAAGATGCCAATGCCAGATACTACAGATGTGACTGTAGTATTCCATGTTACTTTCTGGTTCGTCGCGTTACTCGGTGTAAATACTGCGGTGATGGTCGGTCTGTCGGCATATTTGTCGTTCAGTGTCAGTGTAATTCCCGTCACCGCCACATAGCTCTGGTGCACCAGCCTGGCCTTCCCGCCGACGCCGACGTACACTTTCTTGACTTTTCTTGCCTTTCCGCCGACGCCGACGTACAGGGCCTTGACGTGCCGGGCTTTGCCGCCGACGCCCACAAATAAATTCTTTCCCATTTTGATTTCTCCTTAAAGCCATCGGTAGTGCGGCTTCTCCTCGTGGAACAGCCTCCACCGCAGCGCGTCGTCCACAAAAATGCAGAGAACGCTCATCGCCACCCACAGCAGGCTGAACGGCAGGCAGATCTGTCCCAGCAGGTTGCAGGGCAGGCCCGAGTAGTCCCAGATGCCGAGGCCCAAATACAAGTTCAGGATGACTCCTGCTACAAGCTCCACGGCGGTCACCAGGGCGCTGCCGCAGACGGCCTGCTTCCAGATGGGCATTTCCCAGGGCAGGTAGTTGTTCAGGCCCCCGATGAGCACGAAGCATACCCCGCCCACGATGCCCATGGTCCAGTGGGTGCGGCCCCGCCATAGCAGCTCCACGCCCATGTAGAGCACCCCGCCCAGCAGCGCCAAGATGGATAGTTTCGCAAATTCCCGTTTCATCGCTCACCCAGCTTCTTCGCAATGACCTCCACCTGCTCTTTTGCCTTCTGCAGGATGTCCGCCACCTCGGCTTTCAGGTCCTCCGGCAGCTCCACGCCATAGAAGATGCCCTTCAGCACCTCAAGGCTCGTCTCCCGGCCGATCCACTGCCGCAAAGCGTTGTTGTAGGTGGTCTGCTGGGTGATGGCGCTCTGCTTTGCCGTGTACAGCGTCACGATGTCGGCGGCGGAGTACAGCTTGCACTGCTTCCCGTCCGCATGGTAGGGGTAGGCCGTGGCCCCCAGCATCACCGCGTTGAACACACCGTCGATGTTGGATTGGTCGGGCACTTCCAGCGAGAAATGCTCCTGCGTCCCGTCCCCGAACAGTACGTCGATGCCCGCCGTGATGGCCGCTTCGCAGGCGTCGGAGGCTTCCTCCAGCTTCTTTGCCCGCAGCGTTTCTATCTGCTCTTCCTCGGTGGGCGGGGTGGGCACTTCGCCGTACTCGTATACGGTGTACTTCTCGTTTTCGAGGGAGATGCCCCAGTACGTCTCGCCCGGCTGTGCGGTCTCGTTGTGCTCGTTCACCGCCGCTTCCACCGCAGCATAGTTGTCGTTCTTCTCTTCGTCCAATACGGGCACTTCGTAGCCCGGCGCGATCGTCTTCTCGTCCATGTCATCCTCCATTTTGAACTTATTCGTAGACAAACAGAACTTTATTGGTCGTCAAGCTAGAGTTCGCACCGGGGTCGCTTGATTGTGCACCAAAGGTAAAACCGTTCGCGTTGCCTGCGCCATTAGCGTACTTCACGTTCAACTCGCTTTTCAGGATGTAGTCCAAATTGTCGTTTGACCAGACTGGAATCCACGTATCACTTGTATTGTGATTCTTTCGTGCCGCCACTTTGATCATACTTCCAAATGCACCTTGGTTACAGTACGCCAGATTCGACGAAGTTCCGCTGTATGCGCCATTCCAATAGGCCATAAAACCCATATCCGGCACATACTGCTGGTCGGTTGCAGCATCTTTCCAGCCACTTGGTCCTACACTCGTCAGCGTCCGAGTTGCTTTGAACGCAGCGCTTCCAAGTTTCGCTTTAATCCAGTTCCAGAGAGCGCTCAGTGGCTTGCGGCAATAACTCACAGCAGACTCGTTTTCGCCATTAACATGCTGTCCAACAAAGTAATCTGAATCTTTAGGGATATTGTTTTCTACATCTAAGGCTTCAATAAGCTTATTGATGTCTAGCGCGTCCCCAACAGCCTTTGCATCTGCTGGAGCGTTTTCTTTACTTAAGGTCTTATCTGTTCCAGCTCTTGAGCCAGCTAGTTCTGCGGCGTCCTCTGCAGCTTTCTGCGCTTTTTGAGCTTGTTCGCGGGATGTGTTGGCATCAATCCGACTTTTCTCGGCAGCTTCTTTGCTGGCGAGAGCGCTGTCTGTGTAGCCTTCGATAAGCTTTGTTGCGTCGTTGACGGCGTTTCTTGCGGCAGCTTCCGCTTTCTTACGGTCTTCCTCCGACTTCTTTGCGGCAGTTTCCGCCTGTATACGCGCAACATCCGCGCCCGCAACGTCACTTAAAGTATTCAGCGTCTCCGCGTTCATCGGAGTGCCTTCAACCTCAGGTTCATCATTGCGAACCAACGTGACAACTTCCGATGTGCCGTCAGATTTTTTCATTGTCCATCGGCCTGGGTACTTTGCCTTGCGGTCAACAAATACCATAGTAAGGTTCACCTCCACAGATTGGCTCGTCGCAGTAAAGCAAATGATCGTTTGCGATTCGCTCTATCTTGGCCAAAATTTCTTCGATTTCATTCATGGTCTTGTATGCCAACTTATCCATGCTGGTTGGAGTGCTTGGCAGACCACCGGGGCCGCTGCACTTGGCCCGAATGTTGGATACGTTCGATAGCCAGCGATTTGCGTCGCTTGTGGTCATGTATCCTTCCACCGTCCAGTTCGTTTTGATAGAAACAGACGCGCCAAGTGTAGCGGCAAGCTCGGACACACCACTTTCGATGCGGTTGTAGTCCATGTAGCTCAACGCACCTTTCATGCCAGCTGCCCATTCTATCCGCTCTTCTTCCGTCCACGTTCCAACGTTGGCTTTATCGTGCAGTTCGTTCACGCGGTCAACATCTGACTGCGTGCGGTCTGTAATCCATGTTGCCATAAGCTTCTCCTATTAAACAAGAATATTTCCATTAACATCAACTTCCAATGTGGCTGGAAGAGTAAATGCCGGGAGAACAGGATATTTTTTTTTGACATCAGAAATTGTCGTATATGTATAATAGCTATTATTAGACTTGGACGGAGAAACAACAGCAGAATTGTTATACTTGAAAGATTCCGGATAAGCGAATGGCGTTGCATCAAAACATCTTGAGCGAGTCCATGCATAATTAGAACTTCCGATAATGTTGAAAAGCATTTCACTGCAATTCGGCAAAGCCGTGCCCTCCTTAGTAATGCCAGAAACGCTAGAGCTCATGCCAAGTTCTGTTGCAGACAAGAGGAAAACTTTGCGAGATATCCAAGCGACCTCAGAGCCATCAGTCGTATGAGAATTGCCGTCATCGTCTTTATAAGTCTGAGGACCGGGAGAAACTCGGAGGTTTGTATTCTTGATTTTACTGGAAATACTAGAGTCAAGCGTTCTGAAATATTCGCCGTTCAACCACTTGTCAATAGTGCTACCGGAATATATATTGGTAAAACGACTATTATAGGAAGCACTTTCGGTGTTCCACACATGCGAAAGTACAGTCTTGGAAGAACGAGCGAGCAAAGAAATGCCTTTTCCGTTTCCGGGGAATGTTGGCCACTTAGAAGAAGCTTCTTCATAATCATGCTTTGCAAGAACAAATGCGGTTCTTTGATTGCTTTCTTTGATATAAAGTGTTGTTCCGATGGGAAGAGAGCCAATTGTAGCAGGGCTTGCAACGACAGAACAGGTTGATTTTTCCTCAGCAGCGGTAACGGTAATTGTTGCGCTACCTTTTTTGAGCCAGGTCACGCGACAGGTCGAAGAACCGTTGCTCTTGGCTACGATATCCAGCCGAACAACGTCAGAAGGAGACGCAGACCAGTTGATTTCAGGAGCCCCGTAGTTATTAGGTACAAACGTTGCGGTGATATCCTGCGGAGCGCCCCAACGAACGCCAAGAGCGCGTGTGCTCAAGTACAAAGAAGGAGAGTTGTTGACGACCGGGATTGACGAGCTGACAGAGCCAACGTATGCCGAAACGGTAGCATTTCCCTTGCGATTGTACTTGACCTCACAGGTGGATTTGCCGGATTCGTTTGTAAGAACGCGAAGCGTGACGATTCCTTCCGGCGAAGCGCGCCAGCTGACAGTAGGCAAGTCGGGGTCATAAGGCAGAAGTTCTGCGGTCAACACCTTTGGCTCATTGTAAATCAACGACAGAGAAGACGAGGACAAAGACACGGACGAAACGTCTGCCAGGACATAGCCGGAAATCGTGCCTTTGAAACAGCCCGTATACTGGTATTTGCTTTCCGTTACGAAGACGCTGGATGCGTAGCCAAAGTTGTGATTGAATTTTACGTGGTCAAATGCATCGATGTGCGGGCTGGCGCGATACTCAAGTTCGACCTTTTTGCGGTTTGCTAGCATAGCATAAGCTTCAGTGATGGAGTTTTTGCTCTTGACAAGCATTGCTTCGGTCAGCAGCTCGTTGCTGACGGTCTGGGTGACGCCTTCCGCGTTAGAGCCTTCCGGGTACAGATGCTCTTTGCCATTAACGTTGCAAGACACATTCTTGACGCGGGACGCAAAAGAGATTTCAGGCCACTGGAAGTTATTGATAACTGGAATCTCGTATACTTCAGTTCCCTCTTCTGCGGTCAAGTTGACTCGCTCGATACGAATGTGACCATCTCGCGTCTGGTACAAAGCCATACCCGCTGCGTTTGCGGCCAATTGCAGGATGTCTGAGTTCTTGTACGAAGTTTTTTCGGAAGAAATATCGGTGCTGTATTCTTTTAGCTCTTCGGAAATGTAGAACGAAGGAACATTAGAGGGCAACGTCTCCAGTGCGTCGTAGCACATCTGATAAAGCGTGCCCGTCTTTCGACCCGTGTAGTTTGAGGTCATCATGAACTCAAGGGCATCACGAGCCGTGAAAGACGCTTCCAGGCCATTAGAAGGGACGCTCCATTCCGAAAGATAGAATTTGCCGCCATTAATCCATTGCGTTTCTCCATCCACATCCATGCCATAACGGACGTCCACTTCCTGCCGTTCATACAGATATCGAAACATGCCGCGAGGGTTGATAGCATCCCACGTTTTTTGGCTGTTGTCCAAAGAGAATTCGATGCTGTCTTTAGGAAGCTGCGCCGAGATCGGGTCTCGGCTGGATGTGTGCGTGTACGAAACAAGGTCTTTTTTGCTATATACCTTGTGAAGGCCGACCATGATCCATTCAATGCGAGCACGACGATTTGGAATGCTCCATTCCAGAATGTCAATGGCAATGGAGTCGTAACCGTAAATTTCCCATTCGGTCTCAGAATAAACACTTCTGTTGTTCGATACAGTGATGGTACTCACAACGGCGGTTCCCTTATAAGCCGTGAGCTTGAATTTAGCTGCCCATTCGTTCATCATGGACGACCAAACGACCGTCAAGCCAGGAACGGCGCGTGTGTGCACGCTGCCGAACGAAAGAATAATGCGCGGGTGGCTGGAATCGCTCACGAGCGTCTGACTGATAAAACCGGCATCTGCGTAGGGGACAGAATCCGGCAACAATCTGAAACTGCCGTCCAGAACGTGCAGATTTGTTTCCCCTGTTGCATATTTCGTCAATACACGGTCAGGTTCCTTCGTGGTATTTTCGATATTACCAAAAGGAACCTGTGCAGTTGCGCTTGCGGTGGCATCCTCTTGAACGCCTGGTTCGGTGCTATTGTAAGAAATCTCAACAAACTCTTCCGGCACAAGAGTATCGTTGAACTTATCAAGCCATGCTTGAGATGGATGTTCCATACATCAAACCTCCACAAGCGCAAGTGCGCAATTAGTCCAGCCCATTATCTTGCCGGTTTTAGGCCCTCTACGCCACATACCAGCCGTTCGATCGGAAACATACATCTGCCGCGTCTCGTATGCGTTCGTGGCTTGGTTTAAAAACCGAACGGAGCAGTAAAACTTGGTAGTGAAGGGGCTAATGGCAGCGGCCCATTGTTCAGCAGTAAGGTAGTTCCATTTCACGGAAACTTTCGCCACGTCATGCCGAACAACAGAGCCGACCACCTTGCCCTGCACATTACGGCCAGAGTCAACGATCGTGCTGGTTGTCGCTTCATAAGAAGACGGCTCAGGCATTTCTCTGCCGTCAATCGTAATGAGCGCCGGAATTGCCAAAGTGAGCCACCTCCTTAGTAACTGTATGCTTCGTTGCCCATGATGGCACGCCCGCGGTCACTCTGCGTCTTTTCAACTGCGGCAGTAACCTGCTTGCCATCGATAAACAACTTGATGATATTGTTCTTATCTTCGTGGCTGTAGCGCTGCTTATAATCTAACAGTGCGTTATACGCGCCGTTGTACACAGCTTCTTTGATTTCCGATGCACTGAGTTGCTGTGTTGCGCTTGCAGTATAGCTGCTCTGCAATCCGCTGTTTGCATCGTTGTATTGAGATGTTCCAGGAACATTGCTGTAATCAATCTGCCCCAAGTCGGATTCATCGTAGCCAGTAGAGCCATAGGAGCTACTGGAAGAGCTCTTTTTGCCACCCATGCCACCAACGATGCCAGCAATGGAAGCAGCCAGGACGGCCGCAGCACCCAGAGCAACCAGTCCTGCGGGAATGCCGAAAATAGTAGCAGACAAAGCCGCGCCGATGGCGTTAAGCATCGCCACGAACGATGCGCCAATGGTAGAAATCAGAGTGCCCATAGACGCATAGATGGTCGGGAAAGCGCTTGCAAGCCCGCCAGAAAGAGCTGCGCTAATTGCCGTAGCGACAGATTTCAACGGCCCTCTCACAGCCTGGAACGTCGAGCTGAGAGAACCGCCAAGCTGTTTGGTTTTCTGCAAAATCTCGCCGAATTTCGAGGTAATGCCGTTTAGAAGCTCGCCGCCAATCTGATACGCCTGTGCGGACAGCGTAGACAACGCATTGGTCAGTTGCGTGCTCAAGTCGGTAATCATGTTGGTTGCGATCGTCTTGATTTGCGTGCGCTGCTCTTCGCCCATTGCGTGCCACAACACGGCAGCAATCGTCGTACCGATGGTCTTCACATTGCCACTTTGAGCGGCTTCCCAAAGGTTCTGAATGGTTCCCAAAAAATCATTCTGCAAATTGGTATCGAGCTGCTGCCAAGCGCTAGTGAGAGCCTGGTCAAGGTTGTTTACAAAGCCAATACCAGTCTGCTTGCCCTGTTCGATGAACTGGTTTCCAGCATTGGTCACGCCATTGATAAGGCCTTGCATGGCCTCGTCAACATAGCCTTGAGCGGCGGTGATGCCGTTTGCGAGGCCCTGGTCGATGTAGATACCAAACTGTTCAAAGAGCTTGGAAGGGGAGTGGATATCAGTCTCAGTTGTAAACTTGTCAATGATGGCTTTTGCAAGCCCACCAACAGTTTTCTTTGCATTCTCAATGCCATTGTTGATACCATCAATCAAGCCTTGAACGATGTTTTTGCCATAGTCCAAAAATTTTGCGGGGAGATTTTTGATTGTATCAACCAAACTGTTCCAAGCCTTGTCCCAGTTTTCTTTGAACCCGGCCCACTTCTGGCTCCACCATTCGCCAACGCCGACAAACCACTGCTTTAAGCCTGCACTAGCTTGGTCAAGCGCCTGAATTGGATGCTGAACAAACCCGGGCAAGCTTTCCCATGCAGTCTGAAAATTAGTGCTGAACCCTTGCCACTTTTCATTCCACCACTCGCCAACGCCAACAAACCAGTTTTTTAAGCTCTCGCTTGCCTTGTCGAGAGATTCTGTAATCTTGT